ATGATGAAACGCATGACGCTCCCACTTCAGCCCGGTCGTCCCGGACGATCTGAGTTTGGATTCGGAAAAGGACACTTTCCGCATCCGGAGAGCGATTACCAATCTCACCGTTCTGAGTTGGCCGTCCCGGTTGGTGAAGATCAGATGGTGCAGATTCGACAGTTCATCGCAGATCGCCGAACTGATCCGACCGACGCCACTTCCGGTGGTTACGACGACATGCTTTTCGAAAAGGGCAATCCCGACACTTTCGGCCCACAGCCGAAGTTGGTACAAGAGGCCGCGCGCGTGCCTTCGGGACAATCGCCGCAGCCCGTTTTCCGCACGGGTGTTACACGGGAAGAATAGCGAGATATGGGAAGCCGGACACTTTCTACATATCTGCAAGAAGATCTCGATCAGATTGCAGCACTGCCCGACGGCGAAGACGTTTGGGTAGATCTCATTGGGTTTGAGGTTCCCAGTTTCATCGATCCGCGCTATGACCTGATTCTGCCGGGACAGGTGCAGCGCGCGACGCGTCTTCAACACCATGTGCCGTTTGCCATGCGTGGCCCGTTTCGTCCGAATGATCTTCCCGACGGAGTTGTGTGGGAAGGTGAAACGAACGAAGAGGGATATTGCGTCTGTCGTGCGCGGCGCAAAGATGGCCTGCCATGTCGATCCGGCGCAATCAACCGCAGCGAGTTTTGCGGAACGCACGGCGGGCAGCTTCATCCCGCCGACAAGAAAATGACCAAGCTCGCTGACGGTCTGTTGCCCGATGTGGTGCAGGCGCGCAAGCTCAAGCGCTCTGACAAAGTGATGATGGGTATCATTCCCATCGAAGAGCTGGGCGACGACGAAATCCAAGGTTTGTTCGTTTACGAGGATGACGGCAAAAAGGTCAAATCTCGTAAACTGACAGAGAAGATCCATCAGGGCATGGTGCGCGAAATGATGACGCGCGCACAGGACTACATGCAAACATCGCTGCCTTCGATGCTGAAGGTGGTTAAGGATATTGCTGAAGATCCGCTGAATGAAGCGGGCGACCGTTTTAAGGCCGCAGTGTGGATGGCAGAACGCAGTATCGGAAAAACACCGGATGTCATCATTCACGGAAAGACAGACGCGCCTTATGAGCAGATCTTTACTCGACTCGAAACTACTTCCCGCGACGATTACCGACGAGCTGTGGATGCGCCAGCAGTCATTGAAGGCGAAGTTGTCCCAGATCGGGATTCTGGACCAGATCCGGATCTTCGATCACACGACGATTGGGCCGATGGGCCAGACCATTCACATCGAGAAGATCCAAGTGGAGATTCCGGGATTAATCTCGGTGGGACGCGAATTGTCCAAAGCAGTGATCCTGTTGACGAAGGTGAGGACGGCGAATCTCCTGCTCTCAAGCGCGCACGCGATATTGAAGAGCGAAAGAAACAGCTAGCCGCCGTCCGTGCGCGTCGTGAGGAAATGCAGAAAGCGAAGAATCGCCGGTATGCCGCACGCGCGAATGGGCTGACCACAACCTCGGATCTGCCGTGGTTGATCGAGTGGAAATCCACTGGAGTTCGTGGGAATTTCCACGCGAAACTCTGGCCACCTGACGCGGTAACTCCGGAGATCGCTGATAGGATCGCCACAGCCGACGCACTGGACACGGCACCCGCCGTGGACGCGTGAAAGGACAAGACCCATGCCCAAGCCCCGCATGAAGAAGCTCTTCACCGGTCGTGGCAAGACCCGGCCCATCCCGCGCATCGTGGACGCCTCCGACATCCGCGCCGCCAAGGTCGTGGCCGCGCAGCAGACGCCGCGCACCAGCGCCACCCGCGACGTGTTCGGCCCGCGTCCCAGCATGGGCGCACTGGCCGGTACCAAGATCGCAGGCAACCGGGCGAAGGCTGGGACGTACCAGCCGCCGTCGGTCAACGAGAACATCTGAGTTCAAATCGGCGAAATCGGAGTGTGGGGAAGCACTTCGGTTTCGCCGATCTCCCCTCCGAGCTTCTTTTGGCTCGGATCACCAAGAGTCGTTTTGTCCGGGCGACTCTGATCCTGAGACGAAAGATGGGACGAACCGCCCTGTTCCCACGGCAGGGCGGTTCTGTTCCATCTACGGACACGTGGGAAAGGCCAATTATGGCGATTGAACGACAAGAGGGCGACGACGAGAACTATGAAAATCTCGCCCATGTACAAGGTGAAATAGTCATTCGTCTCGGCATGAACGCCGAGGGTCAACGTGGAATGACCTACGAATTCCTGGATCTGCTCAATACGCACGAGGACGGTTCCCCGTCGCTTCTGTCGTATTTCGACGGCAACATGATGCTTGCTTGCGCCAAAGACGATTTCATGGTGAAGCACTTCAATTTGCAAACGGGCGAGTAGACTAGCGCCGTGGCCGGGTTTAATAAGTGGAGCGTTCTGGACGCCGACTACGTAGACGAACGCGGCAGAACGCGCAAGGTCTTCAGTCCGCATCGCGCACAATTGCGGATGATGGAAGATCCGTCGCGTTTCCTGCTTTGCATCTGCGGACGGCGACTTGGCAAGTCGAACATGTGCGGGCACGATCCACTTCTGCCGGAAGTGTTTCGAGCCCGCGCAATGGCAGATCATCTCAAAGATCTGGGGAAGCGCCATGAGTTCTGGACGGTTGGACCAAAATACTCAGATGCTGAAAAGACGTTTCGTGTCTTTTGGAATAACTGTAAACGTCTGGGAATTCCCTTTGACAAACCGGGTTCGTATTATAGTCCCGGCACATCATCGCCGATGGTGGTCTCGCTGTGGGACGGAGCGTTCATTTACCAAGCCAAATCGTCGCAAGATCCGGATTCGCTAGTTGGTGAAGCGCTGAGCGGAGTCCATTTGGACGAAGCGGCCAAGATGAAAGAAATCGTCTGGACTCAGATGCTTATGCCGTCATTGGCCGACTTCAAAGGATGGGCGAGATTCACCACCACGCCAGAAGGCAAAAACTGGATTTACGACACCTACATGGATGCGATCAAACCGCATAAGCAGGGATGGAACGCATTCCGCATTCCGTCGTGGTACAACACCGGATATGGTGCGCTGCATGGTGATCCGGACGGGCCACAGCCGCCGTATCCGGAGCCGACCATCGATACCGACGTGAAGATCCTTACGCGCACGATGGACGAAAATCCCGGCCTGACGGCATTCGAAGTCGCCAAAGCGATGAACCTCACGATTGATTCGGAAATTCTGCAACAGGCTGACTCCAACACGATTGCGACGTTCAATCAGGAGTTCGCCGCCGAATTCACCGATTTCGTGGGCAAGGTGTTCAAGGGGTTCGACGCCGAAACGCATTGCCGCCGTTTGCCCTTCCATCGTGAATCGTCGTGGGAAACGGTCGCGTGCGTGGATTACGGTTTCTCGAATCCGAACGTGTGGCTTTTGGTGCAGATCGGCCCGTGGGGCGAAATCAACATTATCAACGAGCTGTACCAGGAAAACCTTGCACCGGACGAATTCGCCGACGAGATTCTGCGCCGAGACCTGTTGCCTGACAGTTGCACATCGTTCTATCCAGATCCGGCACTTCCCGGCTATACCAAAACGCTGGAAACGATCTTCCGCAAAGCAGGCAAGCGTGTGCGTGCTAGGCCGCACACCGGAGGCGACCTTAACGACCGTTTGAACCTGATTCGTGCAGTGATCAAAAACCGGATCACTGACAACGACGAGAGCGCGAAAACGTGGGATTCGCATCCCCCGGTTCCGGACAAGAAACGTCCTCAGCTCATGATTGACGACACCATGTGCCCGAAGACAGTTTTCGAATTCGGCGAATACCGGTATCCGAAGGCGAAGACCGAAGAGGCCGAAACGTCGACCAAGCGGTACGACACGCCGATGAAGAAAGATGACCATACGCCAGAAGCGTTCGGTCGCATGATGGCAAGCCGGTACCACGATCACGCAACGCAAATGGGCGGTGGCACAAGGGTTTCGCACGCCAAGTTCATCCGCAGCATGGGGCGCGTGGCCGACCCGCGCGCGATGGGACCGGACCCGAAGGGAATTCGTGCGCAGAGAACCCCGCGCCGTCGTGGAGGTTGGGCGGCGAACCGGTAAGATACCTGTCATGCCAGGTGGACGGACATGGACTCCCTTCAGCGATTCGGACAAATCGCTGATACTTGAAATGTATCAAAACGGCGCAAGTATTCGAAGTATCACTCTCAAGGTTTCAATAGAATGCAGCGAAGGCGCAATTCGAAACTTTGTGAAAAAGAGTGGTATCGCCTATCGTGGTTCCGGCAAGGGGAGTCGGGAAATAACATGTGTTTCTTGTGCTGAAATTCGTGTTGTTTTCGGACCGAGAAAGATCTGCGTAGAATGCGCTCCGGATAAAAGGTGGATGCAGAGATTCACTCTTTATGGCATGGACAAGCCAGCTTTCGAAAGAATGCTTGCTGCGCAAAGCGGACTTTGCGATATGTGCGAAGAAAAGCTTCCGGAGGATCCGTTCAAAATTCACGTTGATCATTGCCACAAGCAGGGTCATGTCCGAGGACTGCTTTGCGGCTACTGTAATACTGGTCTTGGCTATGTCGAGAACGACAAGATGCTTGCGAACGCGATTCGGTACATAGAAAGGCATAAGCTCTAATGGCCTACAATCATCGGCAATACGAAGTTCCGAAACCTTTCTTTGGTGCCGCGGATGGCAATGTCGTTTCTGATATGGATAGGGCCAGGCTGCAATCCTACGACCTCTATGAGGATCTGTACAACAACAACCACAATTCGCTCAAAATCGTTCTCCGTGGGGAAGACGCACTTCCGGTCTATCTGCCGTCCGGACGCAAAATCGTCAACACCACTTCTCGGTTCCTCGCCAAGGACATGGATTACTTTGTTGAGGCGCAGACCAAGGATGGTCAAGAGCTTGACGAGCCGACGCGAATGTATTTGGAACAGTACCTCAGCGCGTTCTACAAGCGCGAAGGTGTCAAGCACAAGTTCTCGTCCAATAAGAAATGGGGACTTGTTCGCGCAGACGCGGTGTTCATGCTCGTCGGCGATCCGAACAAAAACCCGGGCGAACGGCTTTCGCTGCACGAGGTAGATCCGCGCCAGATTTTCGAAATCGATGATCCGGACCAGGTAGGCCGCATTCAGGGTTACTACATGGTCGAGCGCGTGCCGGATTGGCGCGAAGAGGACAAGAGTGGCAAAGAGGTCTGCCGTCGCACCAAGTGGTTACGTGAAAAGAACGAAGCCGGTCAATACACCGGCAAGGTCATTCACGATGTCACGCACTGGGAAATCGGCAAGTGGGACGACCGCGTACTCAAAGCCGAAGACATGGAACAGGTTCCCGGTGGAGAACGCGATTTGGAAGAGTCCTATCTTCCGGACCCGATTTCGCAGCCGCCGATCTACATTTGGAACACCGATGCTCCGCAGAACTCCACATGGGGCACAAGCCTTTTGAGCGGTCTCGAAACGCTAATCTTTGCGCTCAATCAGTCGATTACCGACGAAGATCTGTCGCTGATCATGCGCGGTTTGGGCATGTACGTCACCAATGCCGCTCCCCCGGTCAATCCCGATTCCGGCGAAATCATGGATTGGAATGTCGGTCCTGGCCAGGTGATCGAGATTTCAGAGAACCAAGAGTTCACCAATGTGACTGGCGTGGATAGCGTTTCGCCATTCCAGGATCACATGAATTTCATGGACGACAAGGGTCTGCTCGAATCGTCGGGAACGCCTGCCGTGGCCGTCGGCAAGGTGGATGTTGCCGTGGCCGAATCCGGCATTTCGCTGAAACTGCAATTGGACCCGCTTCTCGCCGCCAACGAGGATCGCGAGTTGCAGATGTACCTCACGATGGACCGGTTGCATCATGATCTGGTCAACATGTGGATTCCGGCCTATGAAGGCGTGCAGACCAACAACGCCGTCGTCTCAACGGTTTTCGGCGATCCCATGCCAGTCAACGAAAATCAGGTCATTCAGGACGTGGTGCTGCTGCGCACGTCGAATCTCATCCTGACCGAAATGGCCGTGGACAAGCTTTCGTCCATCGGCTGGAAATACCCGGCTGGCATGAGTGTGCAGGAAATCGTGGATGCGCTCGCACAGCAAGCCAGCGATGACGCGGCGGTGCTCAATTCCGGATATGGCGTTGACGACGGCACTGGCGGGTTTAGCGAGGGCACCGACGAATTCGGCAATGAAGTCCCCGACACACAAACCGTCGATTTGGGAGTGACGTAATGGTGAGCTTCCGGCCTAAGCGGCGCAAGGTCTTTCGCGTACGCGCGCAGGCATTCGCAGGGAAACGGACCAGGATTGGGCTGGTCTCACCAGGGATTCGCAGGGCCAAGCGCCGTCGCGGCGAGAAGATTACGCCGACAACGACCGCACGCCCGACACCAGTGCTCTAGAGCGAAGGCAAAAGTATGATATGCTTTTGCGATGGGGCATTATTCACGAAACTGTAAAGAGTGCGCAGATCCGTTTTCAACGGGAAATTTCTATCAACATTATTGCCCTGCTTGCAAGATTCCAGGGGCAAATGTTGCTTCTGTTAGAAAGTGTATTGCGTGCGAATCTGATTATGCACCAACCTCTTCGAGACAGAAAACGTGTTTTACCTGTACTCCCGATAAATCATGGGTTGCTCGATACCGTAGATATGGGATTACCAAACCTGAATTTGATCGTCGTATGCAGGAACAGGGTGGGCTGTGCCCGCTGTGTCGAGTCCCCCTTGAATTGGATCGCAACACGTGCGTGGACCATTGCCACGATTCCCTGCTAGTTCGGGGTATCCTATGCCGAGGATGCAACATGGTTGTCTCTCGGTTCGAAGACCCCGACTACGTAGCGCGAGTGCGTGAGTATCTGGGAGAGAAGGTGATTTTGCACTGTGGCTAGGAGAAAGAAACGCGGCACATATGCCGGTTACAAATCCAAGAAGCAGTGGCGATAGCTGGGCTTTCGCAAGCGGCCAGCCGTGGGCACGTGAAAAAGCGCACAAAACAAAGGGTGGGAAGAAAGTAAGATACCGCCGACTTCCGGAAAGCAAGCATTCCGGCAAGAAAGGCGGCGGTCGCGTCAGAGCCAGATCGCGGTAGGAGACAAAGTGATTGCAGCGCGGAAGCCGCGAAAGAAACGGCGCAAAGCAGGCACCGGACAGTCCAAACCGCTGACTCCACGGCAGCAAGCTGCACTCAAAATCGCCATTCGGGCAGCGGCGAGAGCGAGAAAACTTCGAGCCGGAACAGGTTCGGTTACGAGGAAACGTCGTCGGCGTAGAAAGGCCCGGTAATGGCGTACAAATTCACTGCTCGTCGTCGCACTGCTTTGAAAAAGGCAGCGCTTGCTTCGGCCCGGAAACGTCGGAAGTCGAAGGCTTCACGCTCCCGTCGAACCGGCACGGTGACCCTCGGCACTCGAAAGCACGCAGTTTATGACAGCCGACGAAATAAGCGCCGTCGTGTCGCAACACGGGCAGCCGGAGCGGCAATCGGGACGGCAGTGGGCGGTCCCGGCATCGGGACGGCAATTGGTCTGATTGCCGCTGAAGGCCGGATCAACAAAAAGGGCTACAACCGGAAGCTGAAGCCGGTCAAAAAGCGCGTTCGTGCAAAGGCCCGGTAATGGCGCGCGCACGCTCTGCCGCACAAAAGGCCGCACAGCTCAAAGCGGCGAAAGCCAGTGCAGCCAAGCGCCGGAAGAACCGCAAGATTGATCGCAAAATCAGTCGGGTTAATTCTCGCACGAAGCGCAAAGTGACGAAACAGGCTCGTAAGGTTCAGCGCAACACCTACACCCATGCCACGCGTGGTGGCGTTTACCTGAATGGCCGTGGCGTCAAGGCGTATCGAAAAGGCGTGAAAGCGCACAACAAGGGCCAGCGCAAGATTCAGAAGCTGAAAGCGAAGAAGCGGCGATGAGTTTCAATCCGCGACAACCTCGCGACCGGTTTGGTCGATGGGCGCGAAAAGGCAGCGTTCGCACTATCGCCAAAGCCGCCGTTATCGGCGGTCTTTCCGGAGGCCCCGGAGGCGCAGCAGCAGCAGCCGGTACCGCAGCGGGCAAACTCGCCGTTCGCGGCGCGAAAACCGCTGCCGTCAAACAGGTCCGAGCGCGCAAGGTGACCCGCCACGCGCGAACGAAAATGCCAGGCGTGGACTACAAGCCGAATCCTGGCACTCCCATCGGCAATCGCAAAACACGCGGTGTCGGTGTGAGCGGACTGAAGAAAAACACCGTTCCCTACGTTCGCGCCAATAAGCGGTCTCAGACGGTTGGCGTGAACGCGGGAACGATCATCCCCGGCACGAAGAAACGCATCGTGGTCGGTGGATATGCGCGTATTGAATCCACCACAAAAGAGACTGCGGTGGATCGTGCGATCAACGCCAAAATCGGCGTTGTGGCACCGGGAGGGAGTCGTCGTGGCAAGGTGGCCGGGTACCTACGCAAAAACCTCGATGTTAAAAACCCCGCCGTTCGAGCGGCTGTCGGTGGCGCACAGGTTCGGCTTGGTACTTCTCGCGGAGCCGGTCCTACGGTTATTGTTCGACGCGGGAAACACCGTATCGCGCAATCGAAATCGAAAGCGGGCGTCCAGAAGTACGACTCGCGTATGAAGACGATTGCCGGTCAGCGTGCGAAAAAGCCTCGGCCACAACGGCGCAAGGCAGCTCGTAGGAGAAAGTAAGAAATGAATATCCGGACAGTTTCACCCGAAAGCCCGTTTCACCCTGCACATCGCGACCACTCCATCTCGCTCGGAGGCCGCAGGGTGGAACGGGTGGACGATCCAAAATTACAGCTTTGTGATTTCGTACGCAAACAACTCCTTGCCATCGCGACTAAATCGAAAAATGAAGTCTGTGGGCTAATCTCAGTCGGTGACGATGCAACTAGTCAGCAAATCGATTTCGTCACAAACGTTCACGAGTTCCCAAGGGACAACTTCTATTTCGATCAGGACGAGTTCCGGCAGCTAATCGCAGACCTATGCCGGAACGACCGGCGCATCGTCGGCATGTTTCATAGCCACCCTAACGGAGTGCCGTGGCCCTCCCCGCGTGATATCGTCGGTTGGCCCAATCCGGCCCTGAAGTGGCGTTATTGGGTGATTACCCCGACCGATGTCATCGAGTGGAGGCTAGTGTGACTAGCCCCCGGCCTCTTAACACGGGCGAAAATATCGACGTTCTGCGCCGACGGTGGCTAGACCGGTATTTGGCGATTCAGGCGCGTTCGGATACGCGCGTTCGCACGGTTCTCTTGCAGGGCGCAGAAGACGCACGTAACAAACTCATTCGCCTCGAAGACAATTCGACGTTTTCGGCTGGTGTACGCGCAGCACAGATCAAGCTCACAATGGAGATCGTGCGCGAGGTACACGCACAGATCTTCAAGGAAATGATTCCCATCATTAAGGACGGATATGGAAGAGCAGCAAGCGCAGCCGTTGACGCATACACCGAAACCGACGTTCGCTATCTCCGGGCAGCATTTCGTTCTGTCGGAACAGACCGCAGCGTGGATTCGTTCGTTAGCGGACAGAGAAAGCAGGCACAGCTATCAGTCGCCCATGCCATCTCACGGGTCACCGGTAGTGACATCCCCCTATCTCGACGGGTCTACCGCTCTCGAAGTCTCGCAAACGGATGGGTTCAGAGACTTGTCACTTCTGCCATCATGCGAGGGGATAGCGCAAAAGATATTGCGGAGGCCGTTCGTAGACACATTTTACCAAGCACGCCGGGTGGAACCGCTTACGCTGCAATGCGACTGGGACGGACAGAAATCAACAACGCCTTCCACGTCACGACCCTCGAACTTTCAAAAGATCGTCCGTGGGTTGAAAGCAATCGCTGGAATTTGTCGAAAACGCACGAGCCGCAGAATTGCCGCTGCGAGAGGTACGCGCAAATAGGTCTGTTTCCGGTGGAAAATACTCCGGCCAAACCGCACCCGCAATGTCGGTGCTTTGTAACACCGGAGCTAGAACCGTATGAGAGCTTTGCAGCAAACCTTAAGGCAGGTTACTATCGTGACTGGCAATCAAGACACGCCGCAGCATAATTCACGGACACCGGAAGGCACCGAAATGAAGAGCGTTTTCTCCCCCGTTCTGGCCGGAATGGATATGGCGCAGAAGCAGAACTACCTCAAGATCACGTCGGCGTGGCCGATCTTCGGCGGGGAAGACAACAAGCCCGACGATCAGGGCGACAACGGTACGCAGTCCGGAAACGCCTCTGGCGGGTCTTCCGGCGACGGCAAGGACGACAAAAAGGACGATCCGATTGTCAAGCTGCAATCCGATCCGAACGCGTTGGCGCAGTTGCTCTCCCAGACCGAGACTCTGGCGAATCAGGTTCAGCAGCTCACCACCGAGAATGCCGATTTCAAGCAGAGGCAGGAACAAGCCGAAGCTGCACAACGGTCCAAGGAAGAGAATCAGGAAATCGAGATCAACAACCTGAAGGCGCAGTTGGAGAATGTGACGAACATTCTCCAGCAGAAGGTGATCGAGAATGCGATTGCCAATCACGCCAAGCACCAGTGGAATTCGGTGCGTCAGGTCAAGGGCGAGCTGGACATGTCCAAGCTGAAAGTGAATTTGGATATCGACAAGGGAATCGCCGAAATCGACGGAATCGACGCAGAGTTGGATCGCATCGCAACGTCTTCGCCGTGGTTGGTCAAGGCGGCAGAACAGCAGCCGCCGAATCCGCAGCAGCCGCAGCAGCGCCAGCGGACCAGCGGAGGCGCGCCGCGTCCCCCGGCTCCCCCGGCTGACAAGGCCAGCAAGCGCGCCCTGGCGATGAAGAAGTTCCCGGTGCTGGCCACCGGTGTCCCGCCGCAGTAGATCTGGACGAAACACGCTGCAAAACGCAGGCGTTTCGAGACAGGTATTCAATCCTCGCGGTGTTACGATTAGCCGCGAACCAAGCCCCTAATGGAGGACGGAAATGGCACTCGCGACGAAGCCCCGTTTCGAAAAGAGCAATCCCTACGGCGGCACTTTCGTTGCGCCGCTGGCCGTTGATCTGGTCGAAGCCGACCACGGCAATCAGGTGGTCGGCGTCGGCCTGAATTCCTCGGGCCAGGTCGTGATTGGCGCGGGCCAGACTGGCGTGATCGGCGTCATTCTTCCCGTCGTCGGTTCGAACATTCTGACCGGTGCGCTTCTCGACGCCTACTCCGCAGGCGACGTGATCGACGTGATGGTCCAGGGCGAGATCATCAACTACAAGTTCGCCAACGGGAACACTCCCACTGCGGGAACGCTGATCTACTCGAATTCGTCCGGCGTGCTTTCGGCGACCTACGCGGCAGGTTCGACCCTGATCGGCTGGACCATCGAAGCGCCTTCGGCAGACGGCGCACGCCTGTTCGTCAACGTGATCCGCGATACCGGCGCTCTGGCCGCAATCGCCGCCCTCGACGCGCGCGTGGTCGCGCTCGAAGAGGCGTAGTCCGGAACAACGACCCCGAAAAACTGAGAGAAACGAAGGGAATGCCGAATATGTTGGCATATCAGGAATTCGCCGGAATGCCGATGATCGACGGCATCCCTGTCTTTCCGATTTTCGGCGGGACGCAGCCGGTTCACCAGGGCGGCTACGCGACATCCGGAGATCTGGTCACCCACACCGCCGACGGTGTGGACCTCAACGACCTCTGGGACATCGCTTCGCTCGCGCTGGAGATGTACGCGGAGCAGCAGCAGACGTTGATCGACCTGCTCACGTTCCCCGTCGAAACCCCGGTGGAAGTCGTTCCGCAGATCGGCGAAATCAGCTTCGATGAGCTGACCGAATTCGGCATCCCGACCACTGCGCAGCAGCAGGTCGAGATGTGGTCGATGGGCTACGATTTGCGGCACTACGGCAAGCGTCTCGGCTACACGTGGATGTTCCTCGCGGACGCCGATTCTCGCCAGATCGAAGCGATGCACAACGGCATGCTTCTCGCAGATCGTCGGTTGGTCTTCCGCAAGATCATGGAAGCGCTGTTCGACAACCGAATCCGTCGAACCAACATCCGCAATCAGCCGTACAACGTGTTCCCGCTGTACAACGGCGTCGATGTCGGAATCGTCCCGCCGCCGTACAAGGGCAACACCTTCACCGCCGATCACAACCACTATTTGACGACCGGCAACAGCGTTGTCGATTCGTCGGACGTGGAGGATCTGTACACTCTGATCGCCGAACACGGTTACGGCATCGAGACCGGGGCGACGTTCTACCTGCTCGCGAACAAGACCGAAACGGACAAGATCCGTGGCTGGCGTCGCGGCGCGGTTTCGGCGAACGGCATCAACGCGACGTACGACTTCATCCCCGCTGCGAATCAGCCCGCAATGATCCTGCCGAACGCGGAGGGTCTGCTTGGCTCGCTTCCGCCGTCGTCGTATCGCGGCATGCGGGTGATCGGCTCGTACGGCGACATCCTCATCATCGAGGAATCGTTCATTCCTCCGGGCTACATGCTCATGGTCGCTTCCGGCGGCGCGGGCAATCTCGGCAACCCGGTTGGTTTCCGCCAGCACGCCAACCCCGCCATGCAGGGTCTGCGCATGCTTCCCGGAAATCAGCAGCGATTCCCGCTCGTGGATTCGTTCTACGCGCACTCGTTCGGCACCGGTATCCGTCAGCGGGGCGGCGCGGCCATCATGCAGGTCACGACCGAATCGACCTACGCCATCCCGAACGGGTACAAGAAGGGCACCGGCCTTCTCGCCTGATAAGCTGACCGGAGGTTCGGGCGGCGCATGTGAACGCCCGAATCTCCGGACACAAGAAAGGATTTCAGAATGGGCCGGTACATTGACCCGAATCAGCCGTACACCGACGAGGACAAAAAGTATCTCCGTTCTCGCGGTCGCGGTGCCGAGATCATCGAGAACGAACGGCGTTTCGGCGAAGACGGTAAGAAAGAGCCGGATGAGCTTGAGCGCGCCGGATACGATCCGGAGTCCGCGAGTTTCGACGGCGACGACCGCGACGAGGCGACCTACGATGTCGGTGGCGCTCCGCTGCCCGGTACGGTGCTCGACACCGACACTGGCCGCGTGATTCCGCTGTCGGATCGCAGCGACACCGGAGTGTTCGAGTACGTCGATCCGAACACCGGCGAAGTGGTCGAAGATCCTGATGCGTTCGATGAGGATATCATCGAATTCGTGGAGGGTCTGCCGAACGTCGATTCGGTGAAGGCCAAGCTCAAGGAAGTTGACCCGAACGCCGAGACGAGCGGTTTGTCGAAGCGGCGCGAGTGGGACGACGCTCTGATCATCGCTTTGCAGGATCAGCGCAACGAGCAGCGTCGGCAGGGACACGCCGTGCAGCCAACGGAGGACGATTTCATCGATCCGGCCAATGGCGACGAGTTCGACGGCGAGACCAGCGGCGACGACGAGAACTAGGGGGCGGTGGCCGTGGCCGACGACGCTGCGGTTGCCGCAGTTCTCAATCAACTCCCCGACGAAGCTGACGTTTTCGGCGTAGACGCCGATTACGTTGGAATCCTGCTAGATTCCGGCTTGACCGAAACCAAGGTCATTCTGTCGGCGTGGCGTGCGATTGCCGCCAAATCGTCAACGATGACGAACGTCTCAGAATCGGGTTCAAGTCGGGATCTTAGCAGCATTTTCGACAATGCGCGCCAGATGATTGACGTGTGGCAGGCGCGCGCCGACGCCGAAGACAAAGAGCTGATCACTGACAACGGCAAGGCGCGCGCCCGCGTCCATACTGCGCGTAGGGCAGAACAGCGAGGATTGGCATTCCCAGACTCTTTGAGGGGTTAGCATGGGAGCGTCAGACTTCGAACTCCGAATCAATCGCAAGTTGACCGATTGGTTCATTTCGCGAGATCCGTCCGAGATCACGCTTCAAACGCGCATCAAGCAGAATCGCCCTGGCGGGTCTCACCGTTGGATGGCCGGTCCGTCGCGTTTGCCGCAATCGTTCAAAATCATTTACCCCGGTGGCGACGGAATCGTCATTACCGCCGAGGGCAAGACGCGACGATTTGACTTTATCATCGTCGGCTCCTATGACGCCGATCTTGCGATTGACGATTTCTGGGTCGAAGGTGATCAGAAATACGTGATCGAATACCTCTTTCCGTACAATGGCTACGAAGTCAAAGGCGGTGGGGTAACGCACGGATCGGAGCCGAATCATGGCTAGGGTCCGTATCGATTTTGACCATGCGCAGCTTCACCGGATGCAGAAGAAAATCCGGAATATGCCACAGCAGGTCAATCAGGATGTTTCGGCAGTTGTCGATTACAACGCGGCCTACGGCCAGGCGCATATGCGCACAAATGCGCCATGGACCGACCGCACCGGAGCCGCGAGAAGCGGCCTTTTTGCATTGCCCGGCCATTACGGAAAGATGCATGAAATCTTTCTGACATATTCCGTCTATTATGGAATCTGGCTGGAAGTTGCGAACTCCGGCAAATACCAAATCCTGCAACCGACGTTGCTCATGCTCGGGCGTAAACTTATGCGTGACGTGGAAGGGATTATGGACTCGTGACTGCCTCAGTTCTGATGGAGCGGCTTAAGGCCGATTCGACTCTTTCCACGACTCTCGAAGTTGCCGGACATGTCTATGATCTGATGGATTTGTCCATCAATAGCAAGGGTCGTCCTCGTCATGATGGGCCATTTGTCGTATTCAACTGGCAAGAGTCCACGATCTTTTCCCAGACGTACACCGGAATGCGAAACGGAATTCCGAAAGCCCCACGGACGCTTCAGATTTGGGTACATTTTCCGTGGGACATCAGCACCGACTACGACGATCTGAATCGAATTCTGAATCGAATCGATCAGATCTTCGCTGGCCTAGAACACCAGACCGGCACCGACGGCCAGAGGGTGACAATGGTACGCACCGCAGGCCGCTCGTCCAATTTGCTGGACGAGGGGTACAAGACCATCGCACGACACGCGACATACGGTGTGCTATATGACGAGAATGCACCCGGAATCGGCTAGTATTAGGGTCGGATTCCAGAGCGATCTAGGAGTAGGACATGGCACAGCGACCGGCAGGTAGCCCTTCTACCGCAGAGCTGGTGGAGAACACCCCGGACGACCGCGATGTCGCGGAGCGCGCACCCGCTCCCAACACCAGCGGCAAGCGAGTTCGGGCCATCCCCACCCACGGCGGGACCGCTGTCAAGGTTTCGCGCCGCGATTTCGAATCGCTCGGTGTCAAGGGCCAGAGCGACGTGGAGTGGAATTTCCGCAAGGACAAGTTCACCGTCGCCGTCGGCAGCGAAAAGGGCCAGATCTCGGAAGAGGCCGCAAAGGTTCTGACCGCGCACGAGCCGACTCGCTTCGAATTCATCACGCAGTAGCTCACTGGAGGTCGGCGAAATGGCCGATATTCGGTGCAGCAACAAAAAGCATGGTGAACTAACTGAACAGGGATCGGGGATTCTCGAAATCATTTGCAATTCGCGATTTTGCAAAGAGTCTCCGAACGAAGTTGTTCGTCACAGATGGAATCTCGGTAAAAAGAATCCTGACGGGACGATCAAGTTGATCGAAACACGACGGTTCAAAGATCCGACGAAAGGGAACCGAAAATGACCGCTCCGGTCGCAGATGCACTCCCCTATGGTGTGCGAGACTGCAAGCTCACCGAGTACATCGACGCAGCCGGAAACGTTCTCGGCAACACCAGCGTCGATCTGCCCTACATGCAGACCCTCAGTTTCTCCGAATCGGAGGAATTCCAAGAGCTGCGAGGCGATGACAAGCTGATCACCACGCGCGGCCAGGGCGCACAGGTCGATTGGGATCTCGAAGCCGGTGGCATGTCCACGCCGGTTTGGGCGATCCTGACCGGTGGCGACGTGATCGAATCCGGCGTTTCTCCGAACCGCGTGATCGAACTGCGGAAGAAGGCCACGCAGAGCCGTCCGTTCTTCCGAATCGACGGAAAGATCATTTCTGACTCGGGTGGCGACATCCTCGTTCGCATCTACCGGTGCCGCTGCAACGACACCATCGACGCCGATTTCAGCGACGGCGAGTTCATGACGACCGCCGTTTCCGGCGTCGGTCTGCCGCTGCTCGATGACACGAACGATCTGCTCTACTCGATCTTCCGTCGCGAGACTTCGACGGCGCTCACGCTAACGCCGGAACCGAATCCGGTCCAGTCGCCGCTGAATCTGACGGCGGGCACGGTTGCGACAACTTCGGTTGCGCTGACGTGGACGCCGGTCGCCGGGGCGACGAAGTACGGCGTCTACTACAAGCTGGACGAAGCAACTTCGTACACCAAGTTCGAGACCGAACCGACCGCCGCGAACGTGTCGCTGACCGGCCTCACCGCCGACAAGCTCTACAACGTTCACGTGACGGCGTTCGTCAACAGCGTCGAATCCGACCCTTGCCCCGACATCAACGTTGAGACCCCGGCGTCGTAAGTCGCCGGTTTCGCCGGATCTCGCATATCCCCCTATGCGGGATCCGGCGAAACTGTAAAAAAAACAAATCCATTAGGACGCCATAGGGAGCGCAGGATGACCGAAATCGATTACTCCAAGTACGAATCCGATGACTGGGGCAGGGACACCGGGCGCAAAGCCCCGTTCGAGTTCACCGTCCCCTCTGGGAAGACCGTTCTGGTCAAGCGGCTGGAAATGACTGACATCCTCAAGTTGGGGATGATCGATGATCTCGATTTCATGGCGAAAGCCCTCGTCGCCGGAGACCCGAAAATGGGCGAGGCGCAGAAAAAGTCGGACACCGAAGAGGACGACGAAGACGCCGGTCTGATGGGCGTTCTCAAGCGGATGGGTTCCGGCGAGAATTTCGACAAGTTGGAGCGCCTGGTCAACGGCGTCGTCTTGTCCGGTGTCGTGGCACCGAAACTCTACGCGATTCCTCGCGACGACAACGCGCGACAGAAGGGCTTGCGCTACATCGATTCCGTCGATTTCGTGGACCGGATGGCCCTGTTCGGCGTGATTTTCGATTCGGACGGTCTGTCCACGTTTCGCGAAGAATCGGAGCCTAGTGTGGCAGACCTACCAGATGGCGACGGCGTACCACAGCCTGCCGAGTGACATTTGGGGCTTCGATGCGAACACACCAAAAGGCTATTACCTCAATCGCGGTGTGTTTCTCTTTGGCCGCATGCTTGAGTCGAAAATGGCAGAGGCAGAAAAGCAGGCGCGCAAAAATCGCAAGGGAGTTGCAGCTGACCGTCTTGCCAACGGCGCTCGCATCGGAATACTTCAAAAATATCTCGGCGCAGAAATCCAGCGCTTCCGCGATCCTGCAAAGCAAAAGGGTGCGATAAAGGGCGACCCCCAAAAACCGGACACATCGAAAACTCAAGATGAAGTGATTCGTTGGAAGATATGACCGGAAAGGGCATGAGCCGTGACTTCGCCTGGTTCGCCGAACTATGATCTCGGTACTGCCCACGGTCGTATCAAACTGGACGTGGATGATCGTGGCACAAAAGCCGCAGATCGCGCACTAACTCAGTTCACTCGCTCAATCAAAAGCCTCGAACGACAGTTCGTGGCGTTCAACGCCTCTTTGAACAAAATTGAGCGTGAAGTTAAGAATCTGGGCCGGGACTTCAACCGGACCGAACGTGACGCCAAGAGCTTCGAACGGGCGACCGACGACGTAGACGCGGCACAGGTCAACGCCAGTCGCAGCACGTCGGGCTGGCGTGCGCAGTTGCGCAGCTTGGCGTCCACCATGGGAACCGCGCACGATCTGATCCGGCGCGCGGCGAAGTCTACGACCGATTTCGGTCACGCGATGAACCTCTCCGGGGGCGAAGTTCACAAGGGCCGACGCGAAGTTGACGTTCTCAATGTTCGTCTGCGTGATCTGATTCGGCGATTGCACCAAGCGTCAAATGCGGCTAACGATTTCGGCGGCGTAATCGCCAACGCATTTGCACTTTGGTCGCGCTGGGGTAACAACAACGACGGATTCAACGGGTTTGTCCGTTCGTTCCGAAACCTGCCGGTTGCTGCCGGAGCGGTTGGCCTTCTGAGTTCTCGCTTTCTCGGTCTGAACAAGGCCATGAAAGATGTGCCGCGATGGCAGAAGTCGATTCTTAGCCTTGTCGGGGCGTTTCAGGGCGCAGCGCTGGCGTCTAAACTCTTCGATCTGTCGCTGAACAAGCTTTTCAAGCGGGATCTCAATTTTCTCAGAAGGGGCGCTTCGTGGGTTTCTGAGTTTGCGTTCCACGTAACCCGTGCGATTGCCCCCAGCAACAAGCTCGGAGAGCAAATCCGTCGGTTGAATTCGGGATTCCGTGGTCTTGGGGGCGGCGCTGCCGGGGCAATCGCTGGCCTGGCCCTTTTCCGGCAAGGCTTGAAGGGTCTCTCTGATCGATTTGGGTTCATCACCAAAATTCGACCAGCCATTCTTCTGGCCATTGGTGGCGCAGCGTCGGTTGCTGCCGCTTCGGTCGAATTGCTCGGCAAGGCTTTGGTCTGGACCTCGAACATTCTGTCCGGAATGTGGAATGGCATCAAGCAGCTCTCTGGCGGGTTGCTCGCCCTGCCAGGTTTGATCGGAACCGTCGTTACCGGAGTTGGTGTGTTGGCAACGGCATTCTCCGGTTTGAAGTCCATGTTCGAAGACGTTTTCAAGAACCTGGATGATCCTGAGAAATTCGCCGAAGCACTCGCTAAGGTGCCACCCCAATTCCGCGGTTTGGCGTTGACCCTCGTAGATGTTACGAAGATGCTGAAGGGTCTTCGCGAGGAAATCACGGGGACGTTTGCGCAGGGTCTCGAAAAAGACGTCAAAACGCTTGCCCAGCAATTCGCCGGTCCGCTTCGTCACGGCACGCTGGTGGTTTCGCAGGCGTTCGTGGACACGCGCTCCAAGCTCATGGACCTGCTCACTTCGCAGGATTCCGTGCAGGACTTCGGACGCGCATTCACCTACACGTCGGGCACGATCCGCAACCTGAACAAGGCGATTGTTCCGCTCGGAAGCGGACTTCGCGATATCGCTATCGTCGGCATGGAGTTCATCCGCGACCTTAGCGCCGGAGCCGAGAGTGTCACAAAGCGGTTCGCCGAGTGGGCGAAGGTAAACCGCGAAAACGGCAATCTCATGCGGTGGATGAAAGACGCCGTAGAGGGCGTCAAAGATCTTACACGCGGACTGGTGGATCTCACCAAGGCGCTGTGGACGATCCTCACCGCATTCGCAGATCGCAGCGGAGACAATGCGCTGGATCGATTTGCGAAATCGATGGAGAAGTTCAACGCTGCCGTCGAGAAGAGCGCGGCAACGGGATGGCTTCGCGAATTCGCCGACGGCGTGCGCGCTCTCGGAACCGACAAGATTGAACGCCTGACCGATATTCTCAAGGACGTTTGGGAAACGCTCAAGGTCATTATCCCGGTCGTTCAGCAGGTTTCGTCGGCGTTCTCTGACGTATTTGTTCCGGCGTTCAAGTTGGCGCTGGAAATCGTGGAGCAGTTCTTCAATTTCCTCGATGGTCTGGGTCTGACCACCTACATCGGATGGATTCTCGGGCTGGCAGCCGGATTCAAACTTTTGGCCGCAGTTATCGGGCCGCTGCGAAACCTGATTCAGATCATTTCTGGTGTTGGTCTCGCATTCGCCAGTTTCAAAAAGCTTGCCGGTGGCGCGGTTGACATTCTGTACTACTTCGGAGCAGCCGGTCGCAAGACTCACGGCGTCATGTCCAAACTTGGCAGCGCAATTGCCGGTGTAGCTGGACCGTTGGGCATTTTGGTCGGTTCTTTGGCGTTCATGGCGTCGGCATTTGCCGCGCGTCGGCAGGATATCGCCAAATTCAACGATACGCTCGCAGAGGCAAAGCAGCAGGCGCAAGACTTCAAGGGCGCTCTTAACGAGGCGTTTCGTGAAGATCTTGGAATCACCGGAAAAACCGTTCTCGACACCATCGCTGGTCGAACCGGTGAGGCCATCGCGAATATTAAGTCGCAGGCCGAACAGGTTCCGGGAGTTATCGAAAACATCCGCGACCTGTGGTTCGGCGGCGGTGGACAGAACGAAGCGTTCGGCGCTGGTCGCGGACCGTTCTCTTGGGCGCAGTCCAACGAATTCAACGCGATGCAAAAGGCGGCGCAAGACGCCGAACACGCAAAAGTCGCGTTCGACCGGCTCGGATTGAGCAACGAAGACCTTGCCGGAATCGTTGCCGGGTCTAAGCAGCGGTTTGACGAGTTCAATCAAAGTCTGCGAAACAGCGGCGAAGGCGGAAACGAAGCCGCAGCCGTTTTGCAGCAGATCCGCGAAGAATACGCGCAGACGCAGGCTGAATTCGAAAAGGCCGGAACGGGCAGCATTCAGCTCGTGCAGGGCATTCAGGCGATTGCCGATGCAGCCGGAGACTCACGAACCAAACTCGACGGTCTGAAGCTTGCGCTGCAAGGTCTGGGTCTGTTGCAGACCTCGCAGCTTGACGCGGCCTTCGCCTACGCCAAGACCATCCGCGAAATCGGCAACAGTGCGGCAACTCTGGTCGATTCGACGCAACCGCTCAACGACATTCTCAACGAACAGACCGGCCTCTACAACACGAACTCCGTCAACGCGGAAAATCTGCGCAACGCCATCGCAAGCCTTGCCAGCGATTTCCTGAATGCCGCTGCCAACGGCGAAAGCGTTCAGCAGAAGTGGCAGGAAATGCAACCGGCGCTCGAATCGCTGGCGACGGCATTCCAGATTCCCATCGAAAAGGTCCGAGAGCTGGCCGCTCTCGAAGGCGCGGTACCTGATGTTGTGTCGATTCTGGTCAACGTCAAGGGCGGCGACAAGATCGGCGAACAGCTTGCTGCGATTGTCGCCAAACTCGAAACGACCGCGCAGGGGCAGGAAATCACTGTTCCCATCGTTCCCGGCGTGGATCAGGAAAAGCTTCGCCAGGCGATCACCGAGAAATTCGGAAACGTCATTGGCAGCATGTCCGAAGACACCATCACCATCAAGCCCGGTGTCGATCCGGCGGCTTTGGCCGAACTCAAAGCAACGTTGTCCCAGAACGGAATCGCGCTTCCGGGCAGCGGACCCGCCAAGCCGGTTGAGCTGCCCGTGGCTCCGGCCAAGCCGGGGCCGAAGCCTGCTTACGAACCTCCCCCTGAAATCGCTCCGAGCGCTGAGGATCAGGCGAAGGTGGACGAGGCGAAAAACAAAATCGCCGAACTCGAAGCGCAGGTTACACAGCTCAATGAGCAAAAGGTTCAGGTTCAGGTTGATACCGGAACGCTGGACGAGATCAAGTCGCGAATTGAAGAGGTTCGCAACGTTGTCGCTGACGGCAAGTTGGAATTCACCATCATTGCCAAGGGTTACGACGAGACGAATTACGTCCTCAACACGGTAATCGAGACAATCGGTCGCCTGATCAGCGAAGCCGAAAAGATCGCACCGGCCTTCCAGAGGGCTTTTTCCACAACGCCAATTGACGGCTTTTCGTCGCGCATGCAGCAGCTCGTTTCGGAGATGCGCGGATACGGCCAAAAGCTCGTTTCCGAACTCGCCCAAGGCATGCTGGATAGCAAGGGCGCAATTGACGAGGCCGGAAATACCATCGCGCAGGCGGTGCAGGACTACCTCCAACCGGGGTCGCCCACGAAGAAGGGTCCGCTGTCCGGATCGGGGTGGACCTATACCTCGGGTGGTCGCCTTATCAAGGACTTCGCCTCCGGTATGGAGGGCGAGGCAGGTACCGCAGGCGGCGCAGCAGGCGCGGTCGCGAGCGCGACGGGTCAAGCCCTACAGGGGCCTTATGACTTCGGCAAATTTTTGGGCCGTTTGCAACAACTGGTCGCTTTTGGTGAACATTTGGTGGACGTTATCGGGCGAGCCGCCGATACCGTTTTTAACGCGATCAAATTTATCTCCGATCCACAGGGAAAGGGCACCTTTTTCGGCAAATCTTCGGCGTCAGCCTTCGGATTCCGTCGAGATCCGAATGTCACCGACGACGATCTTCGCCGAAAGCGTGAGGACGAGCTGCAAAACCGACTGTCCAGTGCTGCCGCGCAAGGAACGCGCGAAGGCGCAGAGGCCGGTCTGTCGGATCTGCCCGGACTCGAAGCGCTTGAGGGAGTCGCCAACCCGAACGTTGACGAAATCACCGCAGCGGTCATTGGCGAAGGTTTGAGGCAGGGCGCAACGCGCGAAGCGATCATCAAGTCGCTTCCGGCAGAAGTTGCCAAGTTCGGCAAGGAGTTTGAGGGCAATGCCGGAGAAACGTTCGATGAGATCGTTTCGTCGCTGACGAGTCCGCGCAGCCGTGGCGGGTATGGCAGCGGCGGCTACGTCAGCGACGCTGCACTACTCGCCAACGTTCCCGTTGGCCGATACTCGCAACAGGGAAACGCCGATCTGACAAAAGGTCTCGCCGATTGCTCTTCGGCGGTCGAAGACCTCGTGAACATCATGGACGGTCGCGGAACTGGGGGCCGTTCGCTCAACACCGGAAACGCTGCGCAGTGGCTGCTTGAACGCGGATTCGTGCGCGGCGAGGGTGGTCCGGGCGATTTCCGTGTGGCCTTCAACGTGAGCCACATGCAGGCCACGCTTCCCGGTGGCACACCGTTTAACTGGGGCAGTGACGCTGCCGCGCGCCGTCGCGGAATCGGCGGTACCGGCGCTGACGATCCGTCGCTGACGAGCCGGTGGTATCGACCGGTGACCTCGGCGCACGGATCGCAGGGCAACGGTCTTGGCCCGGATCTGTCCGAACTCACTCCCGACGAACTTGATCTTCTGAACAGAACGCAGGGGCTTTCGCTCAAGACCGAAGAGGATATGCTCTTCGAACTGCGCCGGAACAACGCTGCGCTGGACGAAGCAATTACGGTCGGTCAAGACCCGAATTCCACTGACGCACAAGTGATTCAGTCGCTGGCTGAAATTCAGCGATCCATCGATTCGTCGGCGGCAATCGATACCCCGGCGATGCGCCAGCAGACGCAATCGCTGGAATCGATCAAGTCGGCCATCATGGGCGACCGGGGAATCACCGAAGGCGTGAACCCGATTGACGCAGCGTCGTCCATCGCGCAGGGTGCAACGTCGATTGCGAAAGACATTTTCGGCGTTATCAATTCTACGCTTGACGCTATCGGGGGAGCAAAGGCCATCGCCGACACGCTCGTTCGCGGCGTCGAAAACACCGAAGACATCTACAACATGGTGGATGAATTCCAGAAATTCATCGATCTTGCTGCGCGCGTGGCCGGTGCGGTGTCGTCGGTGACCGGCACTATCGGTGGCATCGTCAGTGCCGCAGGCGGTGCAGACCCATCCGGTGGCGCAAGTGGCGCAGCCAGTGCGCTGCAAGGCATTTCGGCGATTTCGGGTATCATTTCCGGCGCGCTGGATACGGTCAACGGAATCATCGATCTTGCTCAAGAGGCATATCGGATCTGGGGAACGTACTTCGGCGAATTCCTCGGATTTTTGGCCGGTGCCGGATCGCAGCTTGAGGGGAACGTCAAATTCCTGCTTGACGAAAACGACAAGACGCTCAAGGCGTACAGTCAGGACAATCCGCTGGATAAGCGAGAGCACACGTTGCCCTTCCAGCAGCGGACCGAGCAGCAGCCCGCCATCGGCGAATTGAACGTCTTCCCCGAGCGTGGCGCAGACCCCGCAGAGCTGACTCGTACGATGATGTTTGCAGTGAAGACCGCCAGCATGGGAGCGAGTAATCAGCAATGATCATGAATCTGCTTCCCGGCCAATACCAGATCGGAAATTTGGTGTTGGGCAAGGGAACCAACGTACGGGTCACCGGCTTTGAAATCGACGCCGACGAGGTTGCCAATCAGGACTACCAGCGCTCCCGTCAGAGCGAAAAGCAGTTCGGCGTAGACCAATTCGCTCCCGGAACCATCACAATCACGTTCAACGTGATGAAGAACTACATCCGAGACAACGCCAACAACCCGGCTGGCCTCACGGATGAGATCTTCAAAAACTACATCACCGTCGATCAGCTCAAAAAGCTCTGGCGTTTCGATGAGGGACGCCAGATCTGGGGCGAGATGATGACGATTTACGTCTGCGGTTCGGACGGAATCACCCGTGCGATCTACGGTCGTCCGGGTAAGTTTGCCTACGAGCGCCGTCCGCACGATTACGCCGGGTGGATCGAATGCACCGCCGAGTGGCGCAAGCACGATACGCTGGCCTACACCGCGCAAGAGTCGGTGGTCGAAATGACAATGGGCGAGGACGCATCGATGCTGACTCGTCAACTGGGAGATTGCGATTCGTGGTTCCGGATCGTCGCCGAAGGGCCGATGGACCATCCGGTGTTCACCGTGGGCGAAGAGCAGATCGAACTCGACTACAACATCCCGGCTGGCGAAATCGTAGAGATTAGCTCGTACCCGCATTCGCGTCGGATCATCACCAACAAGCGGGTCAACCTGATCAATAAGATGATCGGCAAGACGAATTATCTTGACCGGCTGATCATCCCCGCCGACAGGGAGATTCCGATCCGCTGGACCAGCAACGAGGTTAACACCTTCGTTCCGGCGCTGGGGAATTCCTCTTGGATCGAGGATATTTCGGACCTGAACGTCTTCAACCTGCCGTCCACATTCCGCAACATCGGTGGCCGGGTGGTCGTGCGGCTGGACATCTTCAACCCGCGCGGACCCCGAAAGTTCTTGGGCTCAGGCATGATTGGGACTACCTCGGCCTGCATCTACACCGAGAAGACCTTCGCGACGGTTCAGCAGTACGCGCAGGCGAAAATCGTAGAGCCGTGGGGAGGTCGAAGCGGCATCGTGATCATGTCCGACGAGGACATGACGAATTACGTTGTGCTAGAAGTGGTTGCGGGTCCGTTCAACGACAAGCTGCGAATCCGGACGGGAACTGCGTACGACGAATACTCCGAAATTCTGGACGAGTGGGACAAGCCGACGAGCTGGCGTGAAACCGATATCGTGGGAATCGGATACGACGAAGAGACCAACACCTTCAACGGCTACTTCAACGGCGATATCGTTGTGTCGTGGGAAGACGAAGACAACGTGGTGGATAAGGACAACCGCCATTCCGGCATGATCTTCGACATGAGCGGCGGATTGCTTTCTATCGGAACGGGTTTCGCCGACTTCATGGGCTATGACAAGGCAACGGTTCCCGCTGAAACCGGCAAGGCGTACCTGCTTTGGCGCGATGCGTGGAGCACGATCCGATGATCACCGACAAGCTGCGCTTCACCATCCTCGAAGCAAACACGAACGAAATCCTGTCACGCGATCTGGTCGTGAAAGAGCCGCAGGTCACCGCACAACTCTCTGCGCCATCGATGATCAGCTTCCGCGTCCCGAAGGGCGAGCAGGCCACGAGTTCGGCTGGAATCGAGTGGAAGTCGTGGGGGCAGTGGGTCGTTGCCGAGATGGAGATCGATTACGAGCGCGAAATCGTGGCGTGTTGCATCACTCGTGACTGCAAGATAGACCCCGGCACCGGTGACATGGTGGTCGAAGCTGTCGGTTTCAGCGACTATCCTCGTGGCATTCCATGGCTGGAAAACTGGAACGACATCGCCGTCGATCCGTTCGAAATCGTCCAGCGGATCTGGAACCACTTGCAGTCCTACTCGAATGCCAATCTCGGCGTTGAGGTTTACCCGGCGAGCAGCGGAACGCAGATGCTCCCCGGCTATGGCTACGACGGGTCGATTCTGATCTTCGACTTCTTCGCACTGTTCGTCCGCGCCATCGATTTCCCGGACGCTGGAGACTACATCACCGGCCTGTCGCGAGATATTCCGTTCGACTACTTCGAAGAGGCGACGTGGAACGAAGACCGGACAGAGGTTATCAAAAAGATCCGGCTGGCCTATCCCTCCGGTGGCGTTCGACAAGAGCACCTGGCATTCAAGCTGGGCGACAACGTAATTGAGGCCGAACTCGCCGAAGAAAAAGACATCGAGTGGACTTCAGATGTCCTGATTCGTGGATGGTTCCCCGGAAAAGTCTACTCTTCCCGCTTGAGTAACGCGGAGCCTGATCGGTTGCGGCGCACCGTGATCGAAGAGGACGCTAAGATCGATTCGACCGAGCGCGCTGCCGCGTGGGCAAAGCGGAAGCTGACTCGTCGTCAGGTGCCGAAATACTGGCAGACGGTCATTGTCGATCCGAACCATTCTCACGCGCCGTTCGGGTCACACCAGCTTGGCGACTCCCTTTGGATCACCGGCGATTACCCGTGGATCGGCGAAGTTGCGTACTGGCACCGATTCCTTGGTTGGAGCTATGACGAGGCCAAGGGCATCATGCAGTACAAGACGAAAGCTGAAGGTGCTTTTGACTACGATCCCATCGAATATAACCCGAATCCGGGAGAAATCGAAGACCACAATCTTCTGTCGAACGGCTACTTCGACCGCAACCTGGCGGGTTGGATCGCTCGGCGCGGCACGTGGATTCGCGTTGCTTCGATGGGATACGACACCGATGGTTGTGTGCGCGTTCAGCACAACGACAGCGGCGAATCTTTTGAGTCTCACAAGATTTCGTGCCAAGCCGGGGAAACCTTCAACTTCCGGGGAGCGGTTCGCTACGAGAACGTCACCACGTCAGAGGACGGCATCGGCTTCTCGCTGAAGATCAATCACTACCAGGACGGCGGTCTGGTGAGTTCGCACATCGCCGCAGCAGTGAGCAATCCATCGGGCGACCGTACGTGGGTTCCTTTGTCCCAAAATGGGTGGGTCGTTCCCGAAGGTGTGAACGATATCTCTGTAGTCTTGACGGTGGACGCGAGAGTGACGGGTGGCTACTCGATGTGGGACGACATTAAGGTGTTGAGGGTCTAATGGCTCAAAGTGGGTACGGCTCTTACCAATACGAGTCCCCGGAATCTAGGGCACTCGGTTCGATCACCGCTGAGAGCTATGACAAGGATCAGGCGAAAAACCTGATCAAGCTCAACAACGATGTTTCCTACATGGCCGCGTACATGCGGAAGATGCAAAAAGGCATCGATGAGGCCAACCAGAACTTCATTCAGCAGATCCAATCGTTCATCAACGATATCGTGGTTCTGCTCGGGGGCGGCACTGCGCAGGGTTTCGATTTTGGAGACCTGAAGTACATCCTTCAAATGATCGGCGCGCTATTCGGTTTGGGAGACGCAAATTTCCCGCTGAGCTCGTTTGAAGCCGTTTGGCACATGCTTTCGACCTACATCTTCCCGACGGCGCAGTTCGCCGACGTGATCAACGCACTGATCGACAGTGTGATCGCCGGTGCTCTGGACCTGCTCGGCGAAGTGCCGATTGTCGGCGAAGCGGTCGAACAGTTCGCCATGTACATTTCGTTGATCCGGGATTGGATCGGCGGTCTGGACGAATCGTTCGGTGGCCTGATCGATCTTCTCGGCGGTATCTTCGGCGGCGTTGACTTCAACGATTTGCCTTCGCCGCAGCAGGTTTGGCAGGGCGTTTTCAACACGTTTCTCAAGCCGCTCTTGAATTTCCTTGAGGGACTGATCAATCCGCTGACGGGGATGATCTTCCCGTGGAAGCTGCCGCCGATTTCGTTCGGACAGATCACATCGGACAAAACAAACTTTCTCCCCCTCGGCTCGTTTCCAGAGGGATCAATTCCGGACGATCCCGACTGGCTTCTCAACCTGCTCTATCCGCGCACACAGGACGGCACGGGAGCCGCAGAAGTTGTCTGCGACGGCACACGCAAGGCGTTGCGCTCCGGTGAGACTCCCGACGACATTGTGCCGGTCACCGGGGGCCAGCAGTTCACCGTCGAATGCTATGTGGCGTACGAGGATTTCGTCGGAACCGGAGACCCGATCCGGCTTGAAGTCGTACCGTTTATCGGCACCGAACGTCAAAACATCATTCTCATCGACAAGTACGAACCTGCGACACCCACGCTGGACTGGCCGGGACACCGGATGGGCGGCGAATACACTGTGCCGGAAGGCGTCACCGGCATTCAAACGAGAATTTACATTACTGAAGATGCACTAGAGGGCACGCTTTGGTTCGATGACGTGACGTTCGGGTCGTCCGGAAAATTCCATATCGATTGGGTGGACGGACTGCCCGAAGAGTTGCAGGCGATTTTTAGCCGATGGCAGCTCACCATCGATACTATCGTCAACTCGATTCGAAACACCAACATCTTCGGTTTCGAACTCAGCGACATCGCCGAAGCGCTTAAAAGCATTCCGGCACTGAACATTCTAGGCGTGCTCGGGCCGGGCAGCATCGCCGAAACCATCGAGCGGATGATCAATCAGATTGTCGGCGGTTTCGTCGGAACACCCGGAACCGGCGCATCTCTGACTGATTTGTTCAACTTCGCAAAACAGATCAGTTCGTGGGCAAGCCAGGGACGGTTCGCGTGGGAACTGCTCGGCAAACGCGATAACACGCCTGTCGATACCGGCCTTTTGCCGTCGAGCACGTCGAACTACAAAATCAACTACATCAACACAACTCTACCTTGTACTCAATCGGAGTCGCGGATTGCGGCGTTCCGCATCGAAGAGTCCGCGCCACTGGGCGTTATCTCGTGGCTGGGCTATGGGTCTTCCGGAATCACGGCATTTTACGTCAACATCTGGAAGATCAACAAAAACACCGACGTTCGACATCTCGTCCACCACTCCGGAGACGTGAAGTCGATTCTGCATCCGGGCACAACTGACGCTGATATCGGCTGGAATTTCTATTTCCTGCCGGAGGGATTCCCGCGCTACGCCGAAGACGAGCTTTTCTACGAACTCGTCCCTGTCGGCGGCACCCACTACGTCCGAGGAATCGATACCGCAGACAAGATCCCGGACCACCCGTACGCCAGCACGAAAGGTCTTGGCGCAACACGGAACAACACCGACCCGGCAAACCCGCCAGAGACAATCTCGCGGTCGGCGTGGACGACTTCGAGCAAAATCCCGTGGATCGAAACGGCCATCGATGTTGTCAACGGCAACAACCAATACGATCCGGTCATCGTCCCGTTCGATGACGACGGCAGCGTGCCGGTTCCGTCGTGGGCCAACTACGTGGATCTGATTGCAGTTGGACGGGGTGGTCGCGGTGCAAACGGTGCGACCCTAAACTTCAACGGTCGCCCCGGAACTCCCGGAAAGATCAGTGCGACAACGCTTATCCGTGAAACACACTTCACCGGGGACGCAACGCTGAACTTCGTCACGGATTCTGACGGCGCGAAGTTCACGCTTGGTGCAAACGAACTGATTGCGCAGAACGGCGAAAACGGAAGCGGCCAGGTCTTCAACGGCAGCATGACTGGTCGGGGGCCGACTCCGCGTCCGTTCGTGTACCGCGAAGAGATTTACGACATGGGTGAAGACCAAAAAGTCGCCGGAGGGCGCGGGGCCAACCCCGGTGGCGCTGGCGCAGGCGGTCGTGGCCTGATCCTGCCGGAGTCCGGAGGCGCTGGCGGGTCTGCCGCAGGTTGGGTGAAATTCCGGCAGAGTCCTGTTGAGGATGAAGGCGATATCTTTGATACCATTGCCCCGAGTGCCCCGGACATTACGGTGCTCAGCAGGAGTTACAGCTCCATCGAGATTGAGGTTGATTCGCCGGAGGCGGATGTCGCCGGTTACGACTTCTATCTTGACGGGGTGAAGATCAACGACTTGCTGGTGCCGGAAGAGGATGAATAATGCCAGCTCGCTTTAGATTTGACGGTTTGCCGTCAAACACGGAATTCACGATCACTTCGCGTGCAGTGGATCGCACTGGCAACACCAGCGAATTTTCCGAAGATGTTATCGAGTCCACGCTTGAGCATACAGCCGGTGATCCGCTGATTCCGGAACACGAAGAGGGCGTGGACAATATCGTCTTCAACTCTATGTCGCAGTCGGGCCAACCCGGCGTAATTGTAGGAATCTCCGGGAACAAGGGGCGGCTGCTCAAAGCCTATGGAAAGCAGGCGTCCACAGGCCGTAATCTGACGATTGACGATCACTACCGCATCGCTTCGAGCACAAAGCTTTTCGTCCAAATGGCGTTTTGGATGAAATGGGACGAGGGGTTGCTTGATCTCGATGACACGCTAGACACATACGTCTCCGGAGTCCCAAACGGGGGCACCATCACCTTGCGCGATATGATGCAGATGCGTTCCGGCATCGCAGATTACGCACAGAACGCTCTTGTGATGATCATCTTCACCCTGTTCCCGACATGGGGATGGACGGACACCGAAAAGGACGCAATCGGATTCATTCGCGGAACTCCGATGTTCGCTCCGCGTACGAAGTATCACTACACGAACGGCAATACCGTTCTGCTCGGCATGTGCATCCGAGCCGTTGACCCCGGAAATCGTCACATCAAGACGATCATCAAAGAGGACATCATTGATCCGCTGGGCTTGAGCGAAACGTCCTGGCCGAAAGATGCGGTGATTCCACTTCCGCGCGCTGGCGACGCGAAGGTCAACCCGGAATTGTTCGGCGCGGGCGGGGCGATGGTGTCCACCGTAACCGACATGGTGAAATTCGGTGAAGAGCTGCGAGACCATACGCTGATTTCTAACGAAGCGTGGGAAACATGGATCGATCTCGAAAACTACTGGGGCTACAACGGATCGATCCCAAACCCTCCCCCTCGTCAGTTTGGCTACGGCCTTTTCATGGAAGCCACTGGAACCTGGCGAGGACACAACGGCATCATCGATAACTGGGTTCATCAGGTCGGTTTCGACACCGTATCCGGTGGTGTGATTGTGGTTTCGGAAAACAAGCTCGCAAGCACTCCCGTTGTCGCCCCGGCATATACCGTGATTTTCCCGAATATCGCCAAGCTGCTTTGGCCCGGATCGATGGACGAACAGGTTATTCCGCAACCTCCGGAGGCACCATGACGACCGGCTGGTGGGCAGAGAGATTTGTTGAGCTGGAAGGAATTCCCAGCGCAGAAGCATTCGGCAACATGGGCCTCGGAGCTGGTGCAGTTGATTTGTCGCTCGCCGGTATTCCCAGCGCGGAAGCCTTTGGCAACATGAACGTTATCGGGCCTCCGCAAGACATTTCGATGGTCGGCATTCCCAGCGCAGAGGCGTTCGGCGGCAGCGAAGTTCGTCCCGGTGCAGCGAACGTCAGCCTTTTCGGCAAGGCCAGCGATCAGGCGTTCGGCAATCTTACGGTTACGCGCGGACCGGTGAGCGTCGGCCTTTCTAGTATCCCCAGTCAGGAAGCGTTTGGCACCATGAGTGTCGGCTATCCTATTTCGTACGACAATTCAAGCGCGGTTGGAACAAGCCGTGTCGAATCTGGCGCTTTCACCATTGGTGCAGATGCAAAAATCCTTCTCTATTGGATTTCTTGCCAAACGGGAAGCTCGACAACGGATTTGGACACCACAACGGCGTCAATCGACGGACAAACGATGGATCGACTTCCGATTCTCGTTCACAGTTCGAATACCAGCTTCAAGCTCGTATGCTTCTACAAACTCAACCCGCCAAGCGGGACGAACAAAAAGATCGTCATGACGAACTTCCCGGCAGCGGCGTGCTACTACGCAACTGGCGCTTCGACGTACAAGAACGTCACGGCAATTGGGACACCGGTGTCTGCGCAAGGGAATAGCATATCCCCAACCGTGATAGCCGCTTCAGCCCCGAACCGGATGGTTGCGAATGCGTTCATGTACTCCGGCGCTTATTCGGCGTACAACCAGACACGACGCGGATTCAAAAATACCGCAGCATTTGTCAACCAAGGTCTAATCTGGGGTGACGCTCCCGGTGCAGCAAGCGTTAATTTCACGCACACAATGTCCTCTGCCGGTGATTGGATCGGCTACGCAATACCATTGATCGGCTGAAAGGGAAACTCCAATGGCAAATGCACTCTACGGCAAGGCTCGTCAGAGATTCGGCAACGGCGAAATCGATTGGGTGGACGACAACGTTCGCGCCGTATTGGTCGATGTCGCCGATTACACCGTCGCGATAGATAGTCACGAATTCCTGTCGGACATTCCCTCCGCTGCACAGGTCGCGACAACCGGCAATCTCACCGGCAAAACGAACGTGCTCGGCGTGATGGATTTGGACGATTTCGTGTTCGCATCCGTAACCGGCGATCCGTCCGAAGCCATCGTGTTTTTCAAGTGGACGGGTTCAGCGGCCACGTCACCGCTGATCAGCTACCACGACACGGCCACGGGCCTTCCCGTGACTCCGAACGGCGGCGATGTCAATATCGTGATCGATTCCGGTTCGAACAAGCTGTTCAAACTCTGAAAAGGACGGACACACAATGCCTTTGAGTGCAGAGCAAGTCAACGAAGAGCAGCGCAAAGAGGCTGGCCGACAGGCCGCGCGCGCTCACTTGAGCAAGACCGGAAACGTGGAGGCAAAGCCGGTCGGCAATACGTCGGCCACCGAATACCCCTATACCTATTGGTATGTCGTGGGGTGGAATGAGGTCGTGGGGGAAAGACCTCGGCCACTGGGCTAGCCTCCCCGGATTCCACGGGGATCTCCGTTAGACTGTGCCGGTACCTATCCGGATCGCAGGGGGATTCCCGTGGCTTTCATCCAGAAACAGGGATACTGGAAATCCGAAAACGGCTGGCGCATGTGCGATACCGCCGAATTGGACTATACACCAGTTCCCGAAACCAACTTCAAGCTCGGCGTACGCAAGGGCGCACCGAGTGTCATTCTCAAATCGTTGATCTGGCGTCTGAACCGCATCGAGCCCATGATCGTCAATCAGATCGGTTGCTACACAGACGAAAACTCGATGCGCAACTCGAACCACAATTCTGCGACGGCCATCGACTACAACTGGAATTTGCACCAATACCAGAAATGGGGCACCTGGGGCAACAATCGCGCTGCCGTTGACAAGGTGATCGCCGACTTCCGGGGCATCGTGGAGTTTGGTGGAAACTGGACCTCCCCGCGCGACGAGATGCACTTCGAGCTACATTTCGCCGAAGGCCATCAGGGCACCGAACAGCTCGCGCAGGAGTTGCGCGACGGTCTGTGGGGAATCTGGAAGGCCGGAACTGCGCCTTCCGATGCACCGTCGAGCGGTGGCGGGTCTTCCGCTGGTGATATTCTGCGGATCGGTTCGACCGGCCCAGAAGTGCTCAAGATGCAAAAGGGTATGAACGCCGTTTTCAAGAACTACAAGGCCATGCCCCTGGACGAAGACGGCATTTTCGGCCCGATGGTTCAAGCCGCCGTAATCGAATTCCAGCAACGGTCGCTGATTTCCGTGGACGGCGAAGTTGGTCCACAGACGAAAGCGAAACTGGCCGAATACGGAATCGTCCTCACCGGCCAAACTACGCCAACTTCGCCTCCCGCTCCCGCTGCGTTTGTGTATCCGTCTCACGAAGAGATGGTTAAGCAGTTGTGGGAACAGGCGTTCGGTCCGCAGGCGAAAGGCTGGGAATCACTCTTCGGCAAGTCCGTTGACGGAAGTCGCGGCAAATTCACCGTCGAAGCGATTGCCGACATTCGCAATGTCGCAACTCAGTAGGAGAATCTGAAATGGCAAATGTATTGCAATTTCCGAAACCGAATCCGGTGACTGACACCGTTCCGGCACCGGGATTGACGCTGACGAATGGAACCGCGCCGGATCTGCGTCAGTTCGTTCACGGACTGGTCATGGTGTGGGTGCCGGTGCTCGCCGTGCTGGGCGTGGCGTCCGAAGAGACCATCCTGTATTGGGTCGGCCTGGCGCTCGGTGCCTTCGACGCGCTGGTGTTGGCCTTCCCGAACACTGCGGACAAGCTCCGCGCCGTGACATACGCATTCGGCGCGCTCGTTCAGGCTGCTTTGATCGCATTCGGCGTTTTGACGGAAACACAAATCACAATCCTGATCGGCGCTGCCGTTTCCTCAGTCGTGAGTTTCATCGCATTTCGCTACACACCTTCGGCGGTGATTGAGGCTCCAGCTCCGGAGGGTCGCTTTACGGCGCACACCTTGGGCAAAGACGCAACCTAGTCCAAGTCGGAGGGAACGGCGAAGGGTAGTCATGACTTGGCGAGTGGTCTCGCGACGATCAATCCGAAACATTCAGTTCGGATTGCTTTTCATCTCGACCATTTGGGGACTGGACTACCTTTTGCCGCCCACCGAATCGGGCAAAGTCCTCAATTTCGTAGAAACTCATTCATATTGCCCCCTTAACGTTTGGGGCGGGATCATGGTTCTCGCCGGAGTGGTTGGAATTATCTGCGAGATACTTCTCGGCAGAAGTGAAAACCGATACTGGCGATTCTGGTTAGGATCGTGGCTTTCTCATGTGTTGTTCGCCAGCATTTTTATCGCTCTAGCCTGCGGAGCGTTTATCTCCGCTCCCCTCGCAACGGAAGGTTGGGCCGGTTTTCGTACGCCATTCGCTTGGGCATTTTTTGCTGTCATGCACACGGCTTACGCGCGTCGGCTTGATAAGCCAGTAGACGTTTCGAACGTCGAGTTTCCCCCGAAGGCCGACAATGTTCGCGGATCTTGACAAGGTAAATGAAGTTCTCGGGCAAAATGTCCTGGTCATTGTTTTCGTTGTTGCGGTGGTGTGGTTTATCGTGACCAAGCTCGCCGAAACCAAGGACAGTTTCGCTAAGATTCTCGGGCCAATCGGACGACGGATTCTCCACGCTAAGGAAAAGCGCGAAGAGCGCCATCGTGAAGAGGTTCGCCTCGAAGCCAAACGCGTACTCAAAGAGGCTGGTACTCTTGAGCCACCGGACTATCAGACCGTCAAGCGGCGATTGAGCAATGTCCTCGAAGAGGTATCCGCGCAAGCGGTTACCATTCGCGAGGTTCAGCTCGAAAACCGTGGTCTGAGAACCTACATCATGCAAGACGAAGACTGGCACTGGGAAGACGAACGCAGTGCCATTCGGGAGAACCGGACCGTTCGTCACCGTGTGTCGTTCGATGAATTCATGGACGACTTCATGCACCGAAATCTCCAGCGGGAGAGAGGGTTAGGCAATGGGACTCCCATATAAAAAGGGTTCGAACGGACAGGAAATCCGAGACTGGCAAGACTGGGCGTATCGATACGCGCCGTCTTACGCGGACCTGATCGGCCCCAAAGACGCTTACTACGGTCTCGGTGAAGAGGCGTTCACCAAGAGAATGCAGCAGAATCTCCACATTCCGGAGACCGGCATTTTCGATGAGTACACCGCTGGCCTGGTGAACTTCAAGTCGAAATCCGTTACCGCGCCGACGATCACGTACCGTCCCATTTGGTTCTACTCCAATCCCGGTTCTGGCGCAAACGAATTCGTCGGACCGTCGTTCGAGGTCGGCGAACTCTGCAAGAACATTCTCAAGATCAACCACCAGCCGGTGCATTCGGCCATCGGCGGATATCTCGGGCTGATGGGCGGCGACCCGAAACTGTCCTATGACGATGTGATCTTCGACCAGTACAAGTCAATCGAGTGGCTGCTCGACCACAACCCAGATGTCCAGAGCGCCATCAAGATTCGCGAGCTGGACCCGAAAGCCCATGTGCCGGTGGAGCTTTGGTTCTCCGGGTACTCGCAGAAGGCCGACGGCCTCGAAGACGCGCTCATCAAACTGTTCGGAAACGACGGGAAATACATCCTGATTCGGGACAGAATCAACGGAATCATCCAGTACGGCAATCCATCTAGGCAACCCGGCCCAACAAAGGTCGGGAACAACCCGCCAGGGTGGGGCATCGCGCGGAAAAAGCGTCCGGAGTGGATCAAGGCGTTGGTGTGGGATATCGTCACGCAGTCACCGGGCGCACCCGACTTCTATGCCTGTGCAGACGATGACATTCGCCCGCTTTTCTACGAATGGTTCGTTAAGGCCGAGACCGAACTTCCGTTCGTGATCTATTCCGCGCAGATTATTATTCCAGCGCTTCTGAATCTCGTCGCACCGTTCCTGAGCCAGCTTGGCGGGTTAGCCAGCCCGCTCGCGACCGGAGTGCTCGCTGGCGCAACGGGATTGCCCACAGGACTGCTTTCGCAGTTGATCGGAGGCGTGGCGACCGCGAAGACTCCCCCGAACCCGGCGCTGATCGAATTCCTTTCTGTGCGAGGGGTTTTGACGAACCTCCCGGCGCTGATCGGATTGCTTGGTAAGATCTCCGGCGTGCAGACGCACGGTGAGTACCACCTACCCAAGCCCGAGTTCGGCGGTCGCACGGGTATTCAGGTGGGATATGATATCGTGGCAGCATTCCGGAGATAGGACGGACAGATGGAAAACGGCACAGTTCGCGTTTCGACACAGCTACGCAACCCGCTCGTCGGCATGCAGCAAGACGAACTTGCGGCGCGTTTTTCGGCGAAGCTGCTCGCCCGTCTGATCGTGCTTGAGCGTGAAAACATCGGCTTGCGAGTGCGATTGGAACTCGCAACTGGTGAGCCGTGGGATAGTCAAGACTTTCTGGACATGAGCGCAGATCAGATCCACGAAGAGGTCGCGGAGTCGCTTGTGCGCGGCCTCGGGATTTCCAAGATGGACGCACTCAAGCGAGTCCGCGAAAACTACGAGTGCGCGAACCCGGCGCTCGCCAAATCTTCTGACGAAGATATCCTGCCCCTGCCACCGCAGGGCTGATCGCGCATAATGCGCCCGGGATTCGCGCGAAACGCTCGGGTTTCAGGGCTGCGCATAATGCGCGCGATCTCAGGGCTGAGCGTTAAAACCTTAATGTAGATGCGCGCGTCTTGTCGGATCTGCGCGCGGAAGAATCGCGCGCGTGCGCGAATTCCACGCGCGCGCATTGTGCGCGCGTCTTTCGCGCGCGTCTTCCACGCGCGATCGATGCTACGTGCGTGCGCCCATAGACGCACGCGCGTAGCATGGATCGCGCGCGGCTCCACGCTTTCGCGCGGGCGTACATGGACGCACGCGCGCTGCAATGATCGCGCGCGGCATCCACGTTTCGCGCGGGCGCACATAGACGCACGCACGTAGCGTTGATCGCGCGCGTCTCCATGCTACGTGCGTGCGTGATGTACGCACGCACGTAGCGACGAATCGCGCATGCGCGTTGCGCGATGCGTTGCTACGTGCGTGCGTGATGTACGCACGCACGTAGCGACGAATCGCGCGCAAGGCATCATGCGCACGCGCGTCCAATTCCGCGCACGCGGAAATGGACGCGCGCGAGCGCATCCGTGGGCATGCAGGTGCGCAACACACACCAGCGATACGGAATGCGCGTAATGCGCATAGCGCGTCATGCGCGAATCTGGGCGCGCGCGTGATCGCGAATCTGGGCGCGTATGCGCAGACGAGGATCGCCTGTATGCGCATAGCGCCAGCGCGCGAATCTGGGCGCGTATGCGCAGAATATGCTCGCCCGCATGATGCGGCGGCGCGCGCAGAGTTCTCGCGGGCGTATGGATGTCCGCGCGCGCGATAATAACCCGCGCGCGATAAAGCGGCAAACTTGGAAAAAGCCTGGTCGGAAGCGGTTTTTGGCGATTTCTCGCATGCACCCGCATGAGGCAAAAAATTTTTTTTCGCTTCTACCAGCACTTTTGGAACGAATTTTCCCGATTTTGCCAAAGTTTGCTGGAGAGTGTGATTATACTTGGGGCAGCGGCGAGGAACGGACAGGCCAAGTCGGACCCCCGGGAGCCGCGCAGCAGGACCCGCAGGACACACGGACACACACACACACACACTCGGAGGCACACACAAGCACACACAACGCAACGCATCACACACCACGTATCAGCGTCACAGGTGGGTAGCATGGGCTAGCCCACAGAACGCAGAAACGTCGCACCAAGTGAATCACGCTAAATCCCCGTAGGGGATTTTGAGGCCAGACGACTGTCCTCGTCGGAGTGCTCACGCAACGAACAGAAACGTTGCTTGCAACGGCTCCCGCAAAAGGTCGGCATAACTACACAGAGGTTGGTGTTAGCTCGGAATTCCCTAGCGTGGGGAGTCGAGTCAGAGCCAGGGCAGATATCCATAGGATATCTCTGTCAAAAATAGGTCAATGGTCCGTCCGACACACAGACTTTGGGACATAGCGATAGCTATGTCCGCAGTATCAGGATGGCGCTACGATGGCGTAGCGTGATCGGGTATCGATTCCCGGCCATCCACGAGAACCGACAAAAGCTCGGTTCCTGGCTAGAAACGGACAAAAATCATGAACGGACGCATCACCTACAAGCAAGAGCGCTACATCCGCCACCTCGTTGAGGTCAAGGCGTGGAAATTCGACGCTCCGCAGTTCGTGGAGGCCGTGCAAAAGCACGTCGATACCGAATTCGCGAACTTGACCGGAGGTCGCGAGGGAACCGGATCCAAGCTGATCGCATACTTGATCAAGCTGCCGAACACGGCTGATCTGATCAAGGATCAGCACTGGACCAAAACCGTCGATCCGCAGTCGCCGTCCAAGGCGATTCGGACGCCGAAGGTCGCTGATGGTTGGGTCAAGGGACGGCCAACGGTCGGCGCGCGTCCCAAAGCGCCGACCGCACGTCCGGGACTCTACGTCTCGAACGGTGAAGTGTTCAAAGTGACGGAATCCAAGCGCAATCCCGGACAGTACGTCGCCAAGCTCATCGGAACGATGGATCGTGGACACCGTAAGGCCGTCTACGTCAAGGGTATGGTCTTCAAGCTCACCGAAGATCAGCGGATGACTCCGGCGCAAGCGAAAGCCTACGGTGACAAATTCGGGCAGTGCGTCAATTGCGGGAAAGCGCTGAATGATCCGGCCAGCGTCAAGCTGGGAATGGGCCCGGTTTGCCACAAGCGCTTGACCGCAGCGTGATCGATGCGCTAGCCTTGGGCTAGCCCAAGGGGGTAGGGTGACTGGCAGACATCCGGGTTCGAGTCCCGGACACCCACGAGAATCAGCACAAGACTGATTCCAGACAGAACGGACAAAATCATGGCCTCTAAGATCCAGAACGTTTTCGATCCGATGAATGTCGAATACTTGGAAGAAGCAGAACAAGAGCTGAATCGTCTGTTCCGGGGAACCGGTCTTCGGCTCTATGGCACGGTCACGTGGGTGAACCGGGACGGAACGTCCCGCGCGGTCAAGCTGATGACCGTGGACAACGGTTTGGGCGAACTTCGGATTCGTGAAGTGTCCTACGCGATCGCTCGCGTTCTCGGCTGCAAGATCGGTCACGGCGGCGTGATCGTGTACGGTTCGGGAATGTCCCCTCTGGACCAGATCAAGCAACACTTGAATTACAAGTGCGGCTTTCACGTCGAAATCGAATCGATGTCCGAATCCATCTAGATTCGGGTAGGGTGACTGGCAGACATCCGGGTTCAAGTCCCGGACACCCACGACGACAGACAGAAGATCTGTCGCAAAGTAGAAACGGACACAACCATGAACGTTTTTCTTCCGACCGATGTCACCAAAATCTCCGTGGAGATCAAGCCGACCGGTCGCCGTCATAAGTTGGACATCTTCATGACGTTGAACGACAAGCGGTTTATGATCGCGTTCACAGGACCGGCGCGTCACCCGGTCAACGGGCGAATCACCGGATTCCGACTGATCACGCTGGAGTCGGTTCTGACGGACCATATCAAAGATCCGATTGTGCGAGCGCACTTTCGGGCGCTGATCTCGACATTCGAGTATCTTTCCACCGAAGTGTGCGAGAATCAGTCCGGACTCACCCGCAAGGAAGTCGAACAGCGTGCGAACCTGATCGCCGGTATCGTCATGGCGAGCACGGTGTTCGGCGAGCCGCTGGCGGGGGTTCTGTGATCATGGGATACTCGTCCGGACGATATGAGGTCCAGATCAGCTACGGATTCGCGCATCGCGGAGGAATCCGAATCAACGATTCGGACCCGTGGAAAAACGTGGCAGAATCCACGATGAACCGATATGTCCGGGATGTGCGAGCCTACGCGTCCGGACATGCCGATCACATCAACGATGTGACTAACGGCAGCACCGGTGAGCGACTGATCACCGCTTACCATTGGGTGAACGGGTTTGAGAACGTCCGACAGTTGCGGATACGCAAGCTCTTCTAGATCAGATCGGGCAGATGGTCGTAGGCAGGGTTCGACTCCCTGCCTGCCCACGAGAATCGTCAAAAGAACGATTCCAGACAGAACGGACGGAAAAATGGCAATGACGGCTCGCGACTTCGAGGCGATTGCGAAAATCCTGAAAAATGCTCAAGATGGCACACAGGATGTCGCCTACATCGTGGCAGAAATCGCCAATCACGCGGAGTCTACCAACGATCGGTTTGACCGCGATCGCTTCTATCGGTCGTGCGGACTCACTCCGGAGGAACCGCAGGAACCTCCCGTGCTACGACGGGTCAAGCCTGCCGGAGAGCGCACAGAAGACAAGTACGTTTCTCCCATGCAGGCGCTTCAAGAGGTCGCGTTCTACTTGGATGGACAAGGCGTACGGTACGAGATCACGTCTCGCGAGTATGTCGAGGACAACGAACGCGTCGTGACCATTCATGACACGGATATGAGAATCGAATATTTCTTCGATTCCGAGTAGGACTTGACTCCGGCGCAACGCTTGGGCTAGCCTAAGCACATCGAGCGGTTCACCCGGGACCGCCAGAGCCCGAAAGGGGAGATCATGAAAGATCCGGAATTCACCCAAAAGCAGGTCGGCGATTTTGTCCAGCATCGCATGGACGACAACTTTGGTCGTGTGACCGAAGTGTCCCCTGGCGGCTGGCGAATCAGCGTTCGTTGGGACCACAACGACGAGGTTTGGACGCATCCGAATTCGGACCTCATTCTGATTAAGCGCGCTAGCTGATCAGATCGGGCAGATGGTCGAAGGTGGGGTTCGACTCCCCACCTGCCCACGAGAATCGTCAAAAGAACGATTCCAGATAGAATGGACGGAAAAATGGACACTGCTCAAGAGGCACTGTTCCGCGCGATGCTCCAGGACGGATGGTTAACCGATTCGACCGGCGACGCTGAAGCGCCAACGGGATACTTCGGCTACGTGTCGAACACAATTCACGAACTCGCGGAGATCCGCGAGGCGTTCGAGGACGTGATCAATTCCTACGGTGATCCGGAGGATTCCGAGATCGAAGGTCACTACGTGATCACGTTGACCTCTTCAGGAATCATTCACATCCACAAGCACAACACGTCTCGTGGAGCGTACGAGACGTACAAGACGCTGGAATCCGAGTACAACCAATGGACCAGCGCAACAGGGTCGGAGGTCTGAGCATGAGCGTCACAGTCGTCACAGGGCACCGCTGGTACGATCTGTACTCCTACAGCGAATTGCCCGCCAAGGCGCGTGAAGAGTTCGCGTCGGAGTACGAAATGGTCACCAACGGGGAGGACATGGATCAGCCGATGTACTTCAAGTACCGGCGCACGTGGTTCTCTCTGGAACAATTCGCCCGCATTTCCACGAACGCCATCGGGTTCGAACACTCCGTTTCGGAGGACTCGCCCCTGGCGAATTGGTCCGGAATCTGCCATGGAACCTACGATTCCGGATGGGTGGTACGCTTGCCGCAGTCGCCGGAGGAATTCGACGACCACGACGGACAAGTGCAGGTCGGTCGGTTTTACTGATCGGGTGGCGCGACTGGCAGACATCCGGGTTCAAGTCCCGGACGCGCACGACGAACCGTCAAAAGAACGGTTCGCACGAAAGAACGGAAACGGACAATGGCAGCTTTCGAAGATCCGGAACTGTACGGTGACGACCGAATCGTCATGGGCTCCGGAACGGACCAGCTCGTGATCACGATCAGCGATGGCGGGTTCTACGTCGTGGACAACGACACGGGCGAGTCGCGCAATTACTACAGCGTGCATTTCCTGAACGATTCGTTCGAGACGAGCGTTCACGATGTCATGGGTCCGGAGGACGAAGACCCGAACCTTCCGGAGGCACGCGTGAACGTGATCGCCATGATGGCGAACTGGGACTACATGGACGTGTCCGTAGATCCCATCGTGCCGAAGTACGATTTCGGGCCGGAGGTCGCGAATTGGTGCATGCGGAACGAGGACGAACTCAAGCACGTTTGGAATTCGCTCGTTCCGGCGTGAATGTCACCGCGCCAGGGTAGGCTCTCACTACCGGCAAGCCGTTAACACGGCACCGTGGATGGTCGAAATCCGGGTTCGACTCCCGGACACGGGCGACGGTTCTCGCCGAGAACCGCATGAAGTAAGGAAACGGACACATGGCGCAGAACACCAACGAACTGGTCTCGCTCACGAGCGAGTGGGTCGGGGACTCCTACCTGCGAGTTCGCACCCGGCGCGTGGGACGCTCCGGCACGCTCATGGTGGACGTGGCCGAGTACGCCGCGCGACCCTCGAAGAAGCGCGCGCTGGACATCGCCCGCAAGGCAGCGCGCCAGTCCAGCGCGGCCCCGCTGCGGGGCGCGACCGGCAGCGTGATCTTTGAGCACGAGACCGTCAAGGCGACGAACAAGCTGGACCCGGAGGGCAATGTTACGCCGATCCGGACTCGCGTCCGGAACACCACGTTCGCATTCGGAATTTGATCAGAACCAACCAAAACCAACCAGAAAAGAGAACGAAATGTTCCAGATCTCAGTCAAAGGCGAAACGCTCGGAAACGGGTCAACCGTGTGGGTGACTTCCGAAGGATTCGGGGAGAATCCCGGCGTGAATCGGTCGGTTTTCCTGAAGAGCGACGATCCGCTGATCACTGTTCTTCGGGAGATTGCCAACGCGGTTGTCGCTCGCGACGACCTCGCCGCCGAGAATCGCTCGAAAGACGCCGAAATCAGCGCCTACACCGCGAAGATATCCGATCTTCGTGCCGAACTCCGCAAGTTGCAGAGCGAGACGGGGAAGATCTCCGATCTTCGTGACGAACTCAACAGGTTGAAAGGAAAGTGATTATGGACGTGATCAAAGAGGCATTGCTCCACTACCGGTCGATGTGGGCGATGTGGCTGGAACTCAAGCACACGACCGAAGCCGAACGCGAACTCGCCCGCGTCAAGATTGCGCTGATTGACGCCGAACTGACGCGGCGCAACGAGTCGGCGGTCGCCGAACCGAAAAAGCGGATGACACTGCGAAAGCTCGGCGAACTGCACCCGGCGTTCATGTCGCCGGAGGTTACTCAGAGCGCCGAACGTCTTCGGGAGGCGAACGCCGACCCGCGCAACTGGCACTGCGCAAACTGCGGTGAGCAAATCGTCCACATTGCGGAGAATCCAAACCTGGACGGTTCGCCGAAGCATTGGGCTCATCTGGACTCTGGCGAGCTGCGATGCGAGGTCGCGACGAATCACCCGGCGTTCGGTAAGAACGCCGAACCGATCTACTGATCGGCAGCCCTTGGCGGGTTCGACTCCCGTCAGCGGCGCGAGGGTTCTCTCAGAGAACTCTTATTTGGGCTAGCCGAATCTCTGTGCTAGTCTAAATCCGGGAGCAAACGAGAACGGTTCTCGTCTCGAATGAAAGGAAACGGACAAATGAGCTACCATGACGATCTGTACCTGAACGCCGGTAACATTCTCGTGGGCGGCGTGCAGGGTCTCAAGGACCGCATCACCGGCGAACCGCTCGAAGGCGGCTGGCGTCGGCCCGCGTGGTGGTACAACCCGCGTCTGGAAGACATCCACAACCCGACGCACTACCCGAACTACCTGCCGATTTCGCTGGTCAAGGAGAAGCTGTTCGGGTGGACGGCGCTGGAATCGGCGAAGCTCGTCGCGCACGTCGAAATCGACGGACGTATGGTCGAAATCGACTGCGGGAACTTCAAGGCCATCGTTCGCGGTGATCGCGTCTGGGAAGACGTTCCCGCCGATTCCGACGGGAATCCCATCGGAAACATCGGCAATCCGGAATCGGTCCTTTCCATCATGAGCAAGGACTACGAGGCGTTGCAGCCGCAAGAGTCCTTCATTCAGACAACCGTGGACCTGTTGCAGGGTTCCGATAACGTCGGAATCACCGGAGCCGGTCTGCTCAAGTGGGGGCGCGTCTGCTACATGGAAGTGTCCATCCCGCAGACGATGCACAATGATCGCGCCGGATTCGACTATCGTCCGAATTTGCTCATCTACACGAGCTTTGACGGCTCGCTCAAGTACACCATTGCCCGCACCATCACGGCGACGGTCTGCGACAACACGTTGGCGATTGCCGCGTCGGAGGCCAAGCGCGCGGGTACGGCTTTTCAGGTGGCTCACACGCGGCTCGCTCGCGAGAAAATGTCGAAAGCGCGTGAAGTTCTGGGAATTCTTGAGCAGGAAACCAACGAAATGGACGAACTGCTCAACACGTGGGCGGCGACGCCGGTCAATCCCAAGCAGTTCGAGGCGTGGCTGGACGAGGTTCTGCCGGTTCCGGAGGTCAAGGTGATCGACGGCAAGGCGAAGACCAATTCGCAGACCATCGTCCTGAACAAGCGCGAGGCCATCGGAGATCTGTACTACTCCGACGAACGCGCGGCAACGTGGGTCGGCACCAAGCTTGGTGTTCGCCAGGCGTGGAACACCGCACATCACCACAAGTTCCGCGCCGGGAACGCCAAACAGTTCGGCGGAAACAAGATGCAGGCTCGTGTCGAGGCCAACATGATGCGGGCGATGCGTCTGGACAAAAACGGCGACTCCGAGATCGCACGCTCCGACGCGTGGGCCATGGAGAAGCTGGATCTGGTCCTGTCCAACTCCTAGCACGGATGCGTGACTGGCAGACACCGGGGTTCGAGTCCCCGGCACGCACGACGATTCCCCCGGAATCGCACAGAAAAATCAACAGAAACGGACAAGAGAAATGAAAGAATGGGTGTACGTCCCTGCTGGAGAAGTGGTGATCGGCGACATCACGCGACGTGGGCGCGTTGCCGCTACCATCGCGGGGAGCTTTCCGCGAACGCGGACTCTCACGTTTGAGGGCAGTACCACAAAAATCACGGTTTCCGATCACGCTCCCGTGGAGACTCTGCGATGAAGCTCCGCACGCGCATCTGGACGTGGCTGGTCGAATGGCGGTACCTGTTCGCGTTCATCACATGCATCGTTCTCGCGCTGATCTGCGCTGGGGCAGCGATTGTCCAGATCTTCAACGAATCCGTGTACGGATTCCTGTGGAATCTTCTCAGCATGTTCCTGTGGGGGTTCATCGCAGACAGGATTCTTAACGGATGAGCGCCTTGCAGTTCCCGTGTTCTCCGCGCCACAGACACTGCTCTATGGCACACGCCGAACTCGTTCGAGACTATCGGGCGGAACGGGAACGGCAGGAAACCGAACAGGAAATGATTCTGTCGTCACCCGGCGAGCGCAAGCGCTGGGAGGAAAACGGTGGCAGGCTCATCAACTTCCAAGATTGGATTCTTGCGCACAAAGGGAGAAACGAGAATCCCGAGTGCTAGATAAACTGCTCACAGTCGTGAGCTGGGCAGTATGCGCTTTGGTCACTTATGTGACCTACCGCATGGAACCGATGGATTGATCCGGCGAGACCCGCCACGGCGCGGGTCCGTCCGTTCTCACACCCATGTAACTCTTAGACTTCCCTTAATAGGGCCAGCCTAAGCCTCTCGCGTAGAATTGAGTTGACGCATGAGCAGAGTTCGAATCCGCGTTCTCTTGGGCGCGGTTGCCATTGGAGCTGGTATCGTCGCCAGCGTCATATATCCCGCAAGCGCAGACGCTTCGGTGGGATTCACAGACGGAAGGGGCCAGAAATGGCAGTTGGAGTAGACCGGGTAATCGGTTCAGTTCAGTTCTCGGAGCCGCGCGCCGTGCGCGTCCGAGAGCCGGAGACGCAAGACCAGCACAGCGCGGTTCACGGCACGCTGGCGATCTACACCGATTCCCTCACGGAATCGCATGCCGTCTTGCGAGCGTGGCCGGAGATCATGGCCGCAGTCGCCGAAAAGGCGCGTCAAGTCATCGACTCATCGAAGCAAGGATAGGCTCATGGCCGGTCACATCGGACTCACCCCCGTCCCAGATGACGGAGAACTGTCGGAATTCATTCAGAAAATGATTGACTCCGACCAAGAAACATGTGACCGGCACATGGGAGACCTCGCCGAAACCGTCGAATTCACGGTTCGCGATAGCGAGCCGGAAACGTTCGCCTACGCTCGAATGGTCAACTTTTTGACCGACAGTATGGAAGCTGGCGAACTCGTCCACCTGTGCGCCGCAGCGCTGTGGCGTCTTTACGGCGAAAGCCGGAACCAAGGAAATGTAGTTCCAATTCAACCAGAAACGGACAAAGGATGACGGAGCATAAGTCTGAGCAAATGAAGCAAACCGCTCTGGCGAACGGATGGAAATCGGAAGTGATTCCGAATCTGGACAAGTTCAACCGGACGGGAAATCCAGACGATATCGTCTGGAATGTCTACGCACTGCGCGGCCTCGAAGCGATGCACGTCGTCTTCACTGGAGACCGGCAAACCAAGGCCACCTACACTTACGGCGAGAACTACAAGCTGACACCGGCTCGTCGTGCGCCGGTGATTGCCTTGTTGACTGGCACACCGGACCCGAAAAAGCTCAAGGGCAAGCAATCCGGCGAAGAGTTGATCCAGAATCACCGGAGCGTGCCGTGGGACGATGACGCACCGGCGCTGGACATTCTGATGTTCTGCCTTGGCAAGGACATCTCGTGGATTCGCCGGATCGACAGCGAGGTCATGACCGGCTTCATTCCGGAGGAATCCAACAAGAAATCTCGGAACTACCGAGTCTACGAAAACAAAAACGGCGACCGGTTCCTCGAATGGACGAACGCCGAAGGTTTCCACACCGTTCGTATTGACTCGATCATTTCCGTAGGCTAGCCTGAAAACCGACGAAAGGAGATCCGCGTGAGCGAAGTCAAACCGCCCTGGCGGGTCGGACTGTGGACGGCGAAGAGTCGCGTATGGGTGGTGTTACCGTTCAACCGGCGTCACATCGACACGCTCAAAGAGCGTGTCCCCGGAGCGCGATGGTCTCCGGAGGAAAAGTTCTGGCATTTCCCTTTGGATCTGGACGTGTGTCGCGACATTCGTTCTGTGGCATCGTCTTTCGGGCACGGTCTGTACATCGAGCCGGAGCTGGCGAAGTGGGCGCGCGCCGAGAAAACGCGCTATTCGCATGTCCTTGCGCCAGAAGCGAATACCGAGGACTGGCAGAAGTTGTTGCCGCACTTGCAATCTGAGCGTCCGCAGCTCTACGGAGCCATGCGCGACATCGCACGCAAGATGGACGGCACGCAGGGAACGCCGTGGCAGATTCTCGGCGCGGCGTTCATGGCCGCGCAGAAGCGCACTCTGCTTGCCGACCAGCCGGGTTTGGGCAAAACGATCCAGACGCTTTCAGCGGTCGCCGAACTCGACATTCGAGGTCCAATCCTCGTGGTAGCTCCGCGTTCGGCTGTGGCCGTGACATGGCCGGAGGAAATCGCCCAATGGCTGGGCGAAGACGAGAGGATCTTCGTGATTAACGCGTCGATCAAACCAGCCGAGCGCCGCAAGCTCGTTCAACAGGCGCGCGACTGGGGAGCACGGGGTCACCGCGCGTGGGTTCTGTGCGGGCCGAACTACCTCCGAATCCACGCAGATACCGACCCGAACACGGGAGATTATCTGCGAGATCCGAAGGGGAACAAGATCATTCGGGCCGTGAACGAATGCGTGCCCGATCTGTTCGGCGTGAAGTGGTCTGCGGTGATCGTGGACGAGTCCCACCAGACTCTCGCCGGGGCAACCGGCAACAAAAAGAAACAGTCCTCGCAGCGTCTCGGACTGGGCGCAATCGACACCGCGCCGGATGCACTGCGAATTGCTATCTCCGGCACGCCATTTCGCGGCAAGACCGAAAACCTCTGGGGGACTCTGAACTGGCTCTACCCGGAGAAATACACGTCCTACTGGAATTGGATCAAGCGCCACTACGGAATTCAGGACTCCGGCTCATCGTTCGGCAGCGGCGTCGTCAAGGGCGACAAGATTCTTGACGAGAAGCGGTTTTTCAGCGAACTCAAGCCGGTTATGGTGCGCCGCACCAAGCTTGAAGTTCGGGACTCGCTGCCGCCGAAGATGTACGGTGGGACGCATCTGGTCCCCGGCGACGAGACGACACCGGTTGCCGTGTGGCTGCCGATGTCTCCCAAGCAGGAAAAGCAGTACCGGGAGATCGAACGCGAAGCGCTGATCAACATCGGCAGCGAAGACGAAATCACCGTCAACGGTGTGCTCGCCGAAATGACGCGTTGCAAGCAGATCGCGAACTCCTGCTTGCAGGCCGATGGTTTCAACGCGATGGGCGATGTGAAGGTCAGGCCGATCTTCCCGTCCAACAAGGCCGACTGGATCTACGATTTCCTGTCGGAACGAATCAGCAATGGCACCAAAACCATTGTGGCATCACAGTTCACCGGATTCCTCAACGTATTGAGTGAGGAGCTGAAAAAGAAAGGGGTTGGGCACTACCTCTACACCGGAGCGACCCAAGAGCCGGAACGCAAGCGAATCCGCAAGGAATTTCAGTCGGAATCCGGCGAAATGGTGGTGTTGCTCAACACCAAATCGGGTGGCGTCTCGCTCACCCTGGACCTGGCCGACGATGTGATTATCGTTGACCAGACCTGGATTCCGGACGATCAGGAGCAGGTCGAAGACCGCGCACACCGTGTGAGCCGGAATCACAACGTGACGATCTGGAACCTCGCATCGCTTGGGACGATTGACGAGGATATCGCCGTTCTAAATAACGAGCGCGGCGAGGCCATTTCGTCTATCCTGGAAAAGCAGCGTGGGGTTACCTACGCAAAGAAGCTCTACGCCAAGGCGAAAGAGCGCAGAGAAGAAGAACTGGAAAAGACCGGAATGCCCAAGTGGCACAAGGCACAACAACAGAAAGAAACGGACAAGGCATCATGAAGATCGATTGGCGCAAGCACGACCGGAACGCTCCCGATTCCACCTACGTTCGACTGGCGAGGCCGGGAGACATTCTCCGCTTCCCGAACGATTCTCGACTCTGGCAGGTGCAGAGCGTGACCGAAACCAAGAATCTCGTGGGGACTTGGAAGGTCAAGTTCTACGGACGTTCGACGCCGGTCACCTTCGGTCGCTTCGACCGGGCGAAGCTGTTCTTCCGCTTCACCAACCCAGACCGCGTGGAAGACCTGTCGGCGACGGCATGAGTAACACTGTCGGAGTCGTCGGCATTCTCGCTGCGTTCGTTCTGCTTTTTCTGTGGGTTTCGTCGGCGTGGAGAACTCACAACGCGATAGAGCGGAACCGACGTGAAACCGCCGAACTCAGAAAAGAAGCAGAATCGATCAGAAATCTGGCCGAATCTGACCGGAAACGCATCCGGTCGCTTGAGACCCACATGTTACGGTTCACGGAGCCGGAGGCTATCGCCGATGACATGGAACGCACCGCCGACCTCATTGAGGCCCGCATGGCGGGTCGGCAGAGCATGCCGAGACCGGGTGCCGCGCCGAACGCTCGAATCTCCAAACTGAAGAACCGACAGGGCAAATCAGGTTGGGACAAGAGCCGCTAGTGTGCTAGGCGATCAAAGCCGAAAAATTCTTTCGACTTTGGATCGACAAAGAGTAGACAAGTCGCCGCAAAGCGACTAAGTTAGAAATCACCAACGGACACCACACTCGTCCAACCGGCAATCCCCTCACAGAAAGAAGAAAGATCATGACGGACACCATCGAAGCGACCGAAGAGACCACCGTGGACGCCGACGGCAACGAGACCGGCGACAAGGCGCGCGATTTCACGCGGTTCCGCGAGAACCACAAGGAGCTGGCCGACTTCATCAACTCGCACCCCGAATTCGTCGCGTCGGGTCTCGCCGCGCTGGAACCGGGACAGATCAAGGCCGTGCTCGCACTGCGCGCGGACTTCAACAAGCTTCCCGAGCAGGTCGCCAAGCGCGAAGAGCGCAAGCGCGAGATCGAGGCCGAGAAGGCCAAGTTCGCCGGTCTGTCGCCCGAGCAGATCAAGGCGATGAAAGCCGCCGACCGCGCCGAGAAGCAGGCGCAGAAGATGCGCGAGAAGGCCGAAGAGGCCATGCGCCGCGCGGAGGAGCTGAAGGCCGCTGCCAGCGGTTCCGCTGCCGACCTCGCCGCTGCCGTCGAAGCCAAGACCAACGGCAGTGCGCCGGAGGCCGAGGCAGAGCCGGAGGCCGTCGAGGAGGTCGCCGACGAGAAGCCGCGTCGGCTGGGTCGTCGCCGGTCCTGATCCCGGCGTCGGAGCGTCCGGGTAGGATTGACTGGCATCTGTGCCTACCCGGCGTTCTGACCGTCGCAGCGTATTCCGTCCGTTTCCGCTGCGGCGCTCAGGGCGCAAGCTCTAAAATGCAGTAACCAGAACACAAATACCTAACGACAGTAATCACACCGGACAGATTGGACCCTCATGGGCAATCAACAGAATCCCGACGGGATTTACATTCCTCCCGGCGTTAATCGCCGGTTCCCCCTGAACCGACCGCAGGACCAGAAGCCCGACGACGCTCGTCCGGATGAGTCCAAGAGGTCGAAGTGAGCAGGGAAACCTCCGTTGTCACGACCTACACGTGTAACGCGTGCGCCGAAAAGCGTGTCGTGGGAGGCAGTTCCCCGAGCACCATCATGGACGAAGCCGGATGGTCTCTCGGCCTGGAAATCCTTGGAAATGAAGTGGATTTGTGCGAGAGCTGCACAGCCGAACTCAAGGATTTCATCAACTGGACAGACCCAGAAACCGGCGACTACGGCGATCCCTACGCTGCCCTGTTGGACAACGATACGGTGATATGCTGCTGTGCCGGAATTAATCCCGCTGACGGCGAACAGGTCTGTGACCCGTGCTCCGTCGGCAATCACACAGAATGCGTGGGGCCACTGTGACAACAGAATTCAAAACCGCCGATAACGACGTAAATCCAAGTTTCTTCATTCGCAACTCAGAGCGGGCCAGCTTCAAAGCATGCCCGCAACAGTGGGAATGGGCATGGCGCATGGGTCTCGTACCCGCCATGCCGAAGCAGGACGCACGTTGGTTCGGGTCCGGTCTGCACTTGGCACTGGCCGAGTGGTATCAGCCCGAAGGCGCAAAGAGCGGTTTCGCTCGCGGGCGAGATCCACGCGAAACCTTCGAGGAATACTGCGGGGAGATCTACACAACCGTTGCGGCGCAACCGTTCTTCGGCGAAGAGAACGAGCGCGAATATGTCGAAGCGAAGAAGCTTGGCGTGGACATGCTCACCGGCTACCTCGAACACTACGAGCTGACAGACCCGTCTATCGAAGTGATCTTTCCGGAGTACCGGTACCTCACCAAGATCCCGTTCAATCGCAGGCAGATTGCCGCAGATCTGCCGTTCAAGGCGAACGCTCAGAATCCGCCGAAGTTCATCGCCAAGATGGTCGGAACGTTCGACATGGTGTTTCGCGATCAGGTGGACGGGTTCGTCAAGCTCATGGACCACAAATCTGCCAAGCAGAAGACCTCCGGCGCGCATCTGGTCAAAGACGATCAGGCCGGAACGTACATCGCCGTTTCCACAGATTTCCTCCGGAAACGCGGAATCCTGAAACCCACGGAATCCGTTGTGGGAATGACCTACAACTATCTGCGCAAGGGACGCCGCGACGAGAACGCGACATTCGATGAGCAGGGGCGCAAGCGCAACCTGCCCACCAAGCGCGACTACGCAGAAGCTCTCGCCACGCGCAACGTCGGCGTTGCCGACGAGCTGGAAAAACTGTCGAAGGCAAAGCTGGAAGAGATCGCGGCGAAAATGCCGTCGGATTTCAAGGTGTACGGCGCAGTCTCGAAAGTTCAACCGGCACCGCTGTTTTGGCGCGAAGACGTGCGTCGTTCCCGAAAGAACCGGCTCAAGCAGATCGAGCGCATTGCCGACGACGCCGAGATGATCGCACGTGCTCGCGCAGGCGAGCTGCCGATCATGAAGAATCCCGGTGACCACTGCGCGTGGTGCGACTTCCGCGATCTGTGCGACGTTCACGAAGACCAAGAGGACGTAGAGGGGTTCATTCGGGACGTGTTCGTACAGCGCGACCCGTACGCCGATCACCGTGACGGCGCGGTCAACTCGAAAACGTCGGCGCAGGCCGACAAGCAGGTCAAGTCCAACGTTCGCAAGGTCGATTTCGGAGGGAATTTCGGATGACACACCCACAAGGACCGAACATAGATTTCGATGCGTATCCTCCCGAAACCCCCTGGCGTTTCTGGAAGTTCGAGGCCGAAGACGGAACAGCTTTCGACTACGCCGCGCCGTGGTGGGGATCCGAGCAGATGGAGCAGATTCCCGACCCATTCCGTTCAGAGCTGGAAACCGCTCGCACCCAAGCACTTTGGGTCGGTTTCGAGGCACTGTTTCGGGGCGATCTTCCGGGCTACCCGAAGGCCGTGCGCGTGATCACCGAACATCGCGGCACTCGTGACTCGCTGCCGCCGTGGTGGGGGCATCTGTCATGAGCGGGTTCGGGTTTCACGACGCCGACGCAGAAATCTTGCGGCGCAAGGCGATTCGGGAAGACCTCGAACGCCAGTGGATCGAAGACAAGCAGGCCGCGTTCGATGAGTGGGCAGAAGAGCAGGCCAAGATTCCCGGAAGTGGGGTTTATCGATTGTGAACAGAATGAACCGCAAACAGGCCGCGAAATTCGCTGCCGCACTGGCGGGTTTCGCCATCATCGGCTACGGCGTGGGAATCGTCAGTGCGTCCGAAGCGCAAGGCGCACCGGAATGCACGTTCTCCCAGCCGTATCCGGACAACCCTGTTAGAATTTGCACGGACTACGGACAGTCGTGCAGTGCGCGGATCTGCGCCTACGAGCCGGGAACTCCCGGTAGGTGGGGGACAGACGGCCACTACACCCCAAAGATCGGCTAGCCCACCAACGGGCGAAAACCGGACACAACGAATAGGAGTGAAATGAAGAAAATCATCGCTACGGCTGCCGTGGGAGCGGCTGTGGCTGGCGCACTCATCACCGCGCCAACGGCGAGCGCAGACTACGTGATGGGATGCGAGCGAATCCGTTGGGGTTTCTTGGGTTCCGGTTACCGCACCATCTGCGACGGCCCGCGCCAGCCCGACGGCTCATGGGAGCGCACACGGCGCGAGTGGACGCCGGATCACTGGGCAGGCGGCTACTGTTCCGGGTCGGCGTACTACGTCAGTTGCACGCCACGGTATTTCGTGCCGGAATCGACACAGCGGCTCGAAACCTACATCGTCACTGACGCCACGATTCCGCAGGGCGGTATCGGATTGGCCCCTGAACCGGGATGGATTCCTCCGGGAACCGTCCGGATTATCTGACCGGAACACCAACGAAAGGAATCGAATCCCAATGGGACTGAAAGATAAAGTGAAAAAGCTGGCTGACGCCGACGAGTACCTGAACATGCTCGTCTACGCGGACTCCGGCACCGGCAAGACGGTTCTGGCAGGATCGGACGATTCCGTTCTGTTCGCCGCTCCCGAAGATGACGGCCTGCTCTCGGCGAAGCGAATGGGTTCGCGCGCCGAGAAGTACGACATCAACGGCTGGGAAGATCTGATGGAACTCCACAAGGATCTGATGGAGTTGGTCGAAGAGGGCGAGCCGATTCCGTACAAGTGGCTCGCTATCGACTCGATCACGGAGATGCAGGCCATGTGCATGCGCTACATTCTCGCCAAGGGCAAAGCCGAGAATCCGGACAAAGACCCGGATGTTCCGCAGATCCAGGACTGGCAGCGGTACTACATCCTCTTCGAGAAGATGGTTCGCGCGTTCAACGATCTTCCGGTTAACGTGATCTGGACGGCGTTGGCGCGCAAGGTCGAAGACGCCGACGGCAACGAGTTCATGGTCCCGGAGATTCAGGGCAAGGACTACGGTATCGCCATGAAGACGGTTTCGTACATGACCGTCTACGGCTACATGATGCGCGAAGTGGTCGAGAAGGAAAAAGTCGATCCGGAGACCGGCGAGACCAAAAAGGTCAAGGTTCGCTCTCGGGTGATCTACTTCGAGGACAACGGCGTGTATCGCGGCAAGGACCGCACGCTGGCTCTCGGCGCGAAATTCGTTCTCCCGCCGAAGAATGGCCTGAAGGCGATCCGCGAGGCCATCGAGAACTACGGCCAGGACAAGCCCGCCAAGGCGGCGGCTCCGGCTAAAAAGGCACCGGCGAAGAAAGCGGCTAAGAAAGCCGCACCGGCTGAACCGGCCAAGGTGGCGAATCCGGCCAACACGCCGGATGACGCTGCGGACCTGAGTGATTCGGTTCCGCAGTATGATGGTGAACCGGCGATCTCCGATCCCGGTGGGCCACACAAGACCAGCGAGGGGTTTTCGGACACCAGCGCCGACGACGAGGACATGTTGTCCGACGAGGCTTCCAGCGATGACGAATCGCTGGATTTGGCAGGGGTGGAAGCGTAAGCTAAAGCCGCTGTCACACAACTGAATATCTCTGTCCAAAGCAGTAACCGCAGTAACCACACAGTAAGGAACAAATCCAAATGCCAACTCTGAGCTTTGGTTTCAACGATGTCAGCGACGAAATCAGCGAGGGATTCAGCGACTACGACGGTCCGCTGCCCCCGAACGGTTCGTACACCGGCACGCTGAAGGTCGCCAAGGTCGTCGCCATGAAGAAAGATCCGTCCAAGCGCCGGATCTCGCTTCTGGTCGTGATCGATCACCCGGACTACAAGGGCTATCCGGCGTGGGGAGGGGTGAACCTCACCGAGCAGGGAATCCCCTACGTCAACCAGTGGCTCCGTTCGCTGGTTTCGTCCGAAGAGGAATTCAAGAAGATTCACAAGGTCTTCTTCGGCAAGGGTCCGGTCGTGGACGAGAAGAAGGAGAACATCCTCAAGATCGGAACCGTCAAGATCAACTCGCCGGAGGGCGAGCTGAAGGTGAAGGTCACGCTCAAGCAGCGCACGTGGGAGGGCAAGACCACGGCGGGTGTGCAGGCGTTCCTGTCCAACGACGACGACGGCGGCGCGTCCGACGATGAGGTCGTGGAAGAGGAAACCGAAGATCCGGACCTCGACACCGAGGCCGATGACGACGAGGACGCCGAACCGGCAGACGAGTCGATCTTCGATGAGGACGAGGAAACCGAAGAGGACTGATTCCCAACGGTTTCCGTTGAAAGTGGGGTTGGGCGATTCGGGCAGTCGCCCAACCCCTTTCTCAAATAAATTCATTTGCATTTTCAAGAAACGGACAAGATGAAAATCGAAGACCAAGCGCGACCGGGCGTGGATTCCAGCGAAGTCGAAGAGGTTTTGCTTCGAGATGGGTACTGGTATCCGGTGCGTGACAACTCATTTCGCATTTACTCCCCCGTCGAATTGACGGGACGGACGATCACGGCACGAAACAACGGAGCCTATCTACGCTTTCGAAACGCCGAGGATAACCGGTGGATCGAAGCCCCTCTTGCCTCACTGGTCGCGGTAAACTACCGAGATACGCCGTCGTGCGAGGAAGTCTCCGAAACGGACGGAGCGAAGGGGAAATGAACGTGACCAATTTGGACGAAAAAGCGATTCGGCATTTGATCGACATGCACGAAGACGCCATCGCTCAGCTCAAGGCCCAAATCGCCACTCGACCAGTCGAACCGGCTTGGCGGGGCGAGTTTCCTCCCGCTGTCGGGTTCTTTCGGTGCTGCCGGGACTACCCCGGCGACAACGCGGTGGACCGTCCATTCGTGGCGATCAGGTACGCCACCGGCACGTGGTTCATCAACCGGGGTGGTGGCGCACCGTCTGGCCCGCTGACATGGGACCAGCTACTCGACTGGATCGAGCCCTCGCACTGGGACACGATTTGTCATCTCGCGAGGGCCGAAAAGCCAAGAGTTGGCGGCGACCCTGAGCGTGTCATCACCAACCCCGATAAGCGAGCCCTAGACTGACGTGGAAGACAATAAGGCAAAAGCGCGTATGGAATTTGTTTCGTTCCATACACATTCGACGTTCAGCTACGGGGACGGATTCGGTTCAGTTGAAGCACATGTGCAAAGGGTATCTTCGCTTGGTATGTCCGCGCTGGCCCTGTCCGAACATGGAAATGTGTCGTCCCACGTCCAGCTCGAACGTGAATGTAAAAAGGCAGGAATCAAGCCGATCTTCGGAATCGAAGCTTATTTCGCTCCCGTTTCCGAGGCTAAGAGGGGACAGCTCAAAACTCATCTGACGATCTTCGCGATGGACGAAGAGGGTTATCACAACCTCAACAAGCTCGTCACGAAAAGCTACATCGACTCGTACTACAAACCCACGGTTTCGTGGGAGAATCTGGTGAAGCACAATGCGGGTTTGGCTGTATTATCGGGATGCGCAGATTCTCTCCTATCATGCACGCTGTTGGGTGGCAAGTTCCTTGGTCCCAGAAGAGACCATCGTAACGAAAAATCTCGGCGGCCTATGGCTGGACGTAGGCTCGTACAGCGGTTCGCAGATGTATTTGGCGACCGATTCTTTCTGGAAACTCAGCGATTTCCTGGCCTTGGTCGTACATGTGCGGTCAATGAAGAACTCGCCGCAATTAGCCGCGACACCGGAATTCCGCTTATTGCGACGGCTGACGTTCATTATCCCTACCCTCACCAAAACGTCATGCAGACGGCGCTTCATGCTGCTCATCGCGGCGGTACTGCTGCGACCCAAGACGCGGACTGGGAATACGACATCCTGCTCACCTACCCAGAATCCGACAAGGAGATAATCGATGACCTCGTTGCCACTGGAATCTCTGAAACTGAAGCTCGTTCTGCGGTTCGCGCAACAGCTCAACTTGCTCAACGTTGCACTGTCGAACTGCCGAAAGCAAAGCCGCTCCGATTCCCTGGCGTGGACCTCACCGCAGTCCACACCGAATCTGGGCGAATCGCCGTAACGCGAAAGTTCATGTGGGACAAGCTTCGCGAAGGCTGGAAGTATCGTTGCAAGCAGCGCCCCGAATTGAAGACGCGCGCAAAGGAATACAACGACCGGCTGAAGTACGAAATGGAGACGATTGTCTCCAAAGACTTTATGGATTACTTCCTGATCAACTCAGATTTGGTGTCCTACACTAAAGATCAGGGTAAGGGCGTCGGACCGGCTCGTGGTTCGGCGGCTGGCTCGCTGGTCTGCTATCTGTTGCGGATCACCGAAATCGATCCGCTGTACCCGGTTTTCGACAAGATGATCTTCGAGCGTTTCATCGACAAGACGCGCGAGGACATGCCGGATATCGATCTGGACTTCGATCCCGAAGCACGACCGGTGATCGTCAAGCGCGCGATCTCGCTCTATGGCCCAGAGAACGTCGCCAACGTCGGCAACCACCAAGGCTACCGGGGTGTGTCTGCGCTCAACGCGATGGCGAAGGCACATGCGTTGCCGCGCAGCGTGTTTAAGCCGATCAAGGATCGCATCCAAGACCGCACCGAAACCGACGACCGGCGCGATGACACCATTCTCGACGTGCTCGAATCCTACGGAGAAAACCCCGAAGTCGCGAAAGTTATTGAGCAGCACTACTGGTGGACCAAAGACCGCAAGCAGGTTCCCGGCCCGCTGCAACTGGCGACGTGGCTCGAAGGCGACTGCTCTGGACTAGGCGTCCACGCGGCAGGGTTCGTGATCTCGTCGGAGCCGATCCCGGAGACGTGCGCGATCTATTCGCGAGAGTCCGGATCTGGCCGAAACCGTAAGCAAGTCACGGTGATTCCGTACGACAAGCGCGACGCGGAATATCTGAACCTGCTCAAAAACGACTTTCTCGGACTGCTCACCGTCGGCGTGATCCGGCGAGCTGCCGAGATGGTCGGCATGACGATGGAAGACATGTACACGCTTCTCCCGCCAGAGGGCGACCTCCGAGACAACCGTGAATCGCGTCCGATCATCGAACGGTTCATGAATGACGATCTCGTGGGCATCTTCCAATTCGAGGGCGGCACAACGCGTTCGGTGCTTCGTGACGTGAAGCCCACAGAGTTCCGGCACCTGGCCGACATCAACGCGCTGTCACGTCCCGGCCCGAAGTACGGTGGGCAGACAGATCGTTACATCGCCGTGAAAATGGGCGACGAGGAACTTGAGAAGATCCACCCACTTTTTGATCAGCACGTGGACTGGACCTATGGGCAAATCGTCTATCAGGAACAGATCATGTTCATTCTTCGCGACCTGGCGGGTTTCCCGATTGAAAAGGTTCTGAAGGTCCGCAAGATCATCGGCAAAAAGCTGGGCGAGCACCAGTTCGCCGCACTGTGGGAGGACTTCAAAAACGGCTGTGCGGCAAACGGAGTCGGCGAAGATGTGGCGCTTCGGGTGTGGGCCGGTATCACCAGTGCTGCCGGTTACGCGTTCAACACCAGCCACAGCTACAGCTACTCGTGGATTGCGTGGCAATCGATGTGGCTCAAGCATCATCACCCGGCAGCGTTTTTTGCCGCTAGCCTCGAATTCAACGGCGACGGCAAAGACGACAAGCCCCGTCGGACGGCGCTGATCAAAGACACCAAGGAACACGGTCGCGACATCGCCGTTCTTCCGTTGGATCCGAACGCATCCAAGACGAACTGGTCTGTCGAAAGCGGCGCAATCCGTCCGGGTTTCGTTCAGATTCCCAAGATTGGCGAAGCGACCGCCGCCGACATCATGGCGTGGCGTGACGATCTCAACCAACAGCACGACAAGGCGTACAGGCTGCTCACGTGGGAAGACCTCATCGCGGTCAAGGGTATCGGCAAGGCCACCGTGGAGAAGATGCGCGAGTTCGCCGAGAAGGCAGACCCCTTCGAAGTCAACAGGGTTCAGGATCAGCTTGGTGCATTCCGCAAGCAGATGGTCAACGGAGAGTTTGAGAACTCACCGCTTCCCGGCGTGGACGAGTTCTACATGTCCGACGAACTGCCCGACGACGATCACATAGCGTGGGTCGGGTTCGTGGCGAACAAGGTCTTCCGGGACGAAATCGAACAGATCCGCTCGAAGACCGGCAAGAAAATCGAAGAGATACGCGAGGAAATCAGCGACCCAGAGTTGACCAAAAAGGTCGTCATGTTCGCCTATGATGAGAACGGCGAAGTGGCGCTTCGGATTAACCGCTGGCGTCTTCCCAAGCTCATCCCTATTGTGGAGGCCGCGATAGAGGACCACCACATAGTGGTGGCGTGGGGCAAGGTGTACGAAGGCAAGTCGCGTTCGCTGCAAGTGAAGGCGATGTGGTTGTTGAATCCGGATTAGAAAGGAATCCCGTGGGAAAGAAAAACAAGAACGCAGCGAAAAAGCGAGCGGATCAGCGCAGAAGGGCGCGCACCGAGGCGCGCGAACACGTGCGAGCGCAAAACCCAAACCCGGCCCCAAACCCGGCCCCAACGCCGGACATAACAAAGTTTCTGCACAGTTTTGGGCAGAAAATGAAAGAAGCCAAAGAGGCTCGCGAACGCGAGGCGCGAGAGCAGCGCCCCGGCGATGCGACTGGACAGTTGCCCAAGCCCGACTATCAGGGCCATGAAGACGAGTACATTCACTGGCGCTGGGACGTGTGCGAAGAGGCCAGTGTGAGCGCGCGATATTACACGTCCGATTCTGCCGATGGCCGCTTCGACAAGGGCGAGTATCAGGTCGGCGTGCAGATGGTCACTCCGAGTGAGACTTTCACCCCTGACGAAGCGCGCCGTTTCGGAGAATGCCTGATCTCGGCGCACATCTGGGAGAATCGCTGGCGAGGATTCACCGGCGAATATCTCGCTAACGGCGGCTGGTCGGACGAGGCGGTGGATCGGGCCGAAATGTACGACCGCTCAATGGAGCACGAACAGCAGGTCGTAGCCGAAATGGATAGCGAACCGTTCCCCGGAACAGAGGGACAATGAATCTCGACGGAGAAGTCACTGTTCTCGCGTTCGATCCCGGAGGCCAAACCGGCTGGGCGGCGATCACCATCCCCAAGGTCGCGCTGATCGGTGCTGTCGCTGGCTATTATGGCAAACCGCCGCTGACGACCGCTGACCCCGAAGGCTCGTTTCTCAAGGCCGGTCCCTTGCACCGAGAAATCATTGATTTCGATTGCGGCCAAATCGACTGCGGCGTAGGCGGCGTGGGGCATGAGCTGAGCGTCGGTCGTGGGCACGGCGATCTGAACATGACCGGCGAGGGCGACGGAGTGTTTAAAATGCTCGAACTCGCCAATCGCACCTATCCAGAATCTGCCGTGATTCTGGAAGAATTCACGCTCGAACGAAACAACAAGCACGTGGATCTGCTTTATCCCGTCCGCGTGATGAGCGAGTTTTCGTTCGGTTTGCAGATGATTTACCGGGACGAGGGAGAGCCGATTCACCGGGCCGTAGAACGGATCTTCATCAACCGTCGCGTGGACGCCAAGACCGTCGTCAAAGACGACCGGCTGCGCGAGTGGGGGTTGTACCGTCGCGACAGTGGTCCGCATGCCAGAGACGCCACACGTCACGCCTATCACTTTCTCCGGCGTTGTCGCGGCAGCGACATCAAGGCGCGAGAATTGCGCTGGCGGGCTTGGCCGGATGTGTTCGAAGATCCGGCAATCACTCAAAAGCCAAAGCGGGCAAAAAAGCTGGGCGAACGAATTGAATTTCTGAAGTAATCGAGAAACCGAACTCGTGTCCGCGAGTTTCGGTATAGGTCTTGCGCTTAGGCTAGCCCATAGGCTAGGCTAGAGAAGTCGAAAGGAGCACCACAATGGCTGACACGAAAGATTCGGCAGCGCACAAATTGCCGCTGCTGGATCTGGCCGAAAACGACGATCAGCACTTCAAGACGTACATGTCCCGCTCGATGAAAAAGGCGATTCAGCGATTCGCCCGTCGCGAAGGCATGACCGATTCTGAAGCCGGTCGCTACATGTTCAAGCTCGCGTTTGAGCATCCATCCGTTTACGGCGGTTACGAGGAAATCAACAGTCTGCGTGCGCCGCTCAACGAACACCGGTGAGTGCGTTGCAGGCGTGGGCCATCGTTCTGGTAGTGGTCTCGGTCGGCCCGTACCTCGCACGGCGCGCGTTAGGTCTCCCGGCAGGTCTACGGGTACGCCGAGAGCATGACACGGTACTCGAACAAATGCGAAAGCGAGAAGAACTTAGGATTCGAGAATATAATCTTCGGAAATTCGAGGCATGCCAAGAATGTCCGAAATGCAGACGGATGGATTTCCACTGGATTAAGCGCGGGTATGTTGGAAATCTGTACAGAGAATGTCGAAACGAGAAATGCGGACACGTGTGGAGACAGGTTAAGTGAGCAAGTACAGGATGATCGCAAGGGAGGACTTCGAAATCAAAATGAAGTCCGTTGTCGCCGAGCTCGAAAAGGAACGAAACCGGATGTATCACGCGCTTGACGTGTTGCCGGTCAAGGATTTCGAGGCTCGTGATGCACTCAACCACGAGATCGCAGCCAGCATCGGCGAACAGCGCGCATGGCGCAAGATGTGGGAATGGGTTTCGGAGAACTACCCGGCTGAAAGCAGAACTCCGGCTGAAAGCAGAACTCCGGCTGAAAGCAGAACTCCCATGAGCGTAGAACAGCTCATGGATTTGCAGAATCGGATTGCTCAAGGGCGATGACCGATTCGATGAAATTCACAAACGATTTCGTGGACAATCTGATCGAGATGATGGATCGGATGTGGTCGGTTTTCGAGGGTATGCCGACGCGAGGACAGGCGCTCTACGCGGTGATCAATAAGCCATGGGTGATCCAGAATTGGGTCATTTTGCCGGTGGCATGGCCGATCACCAAACGCAAGATCCGCAAAGGGCGCGAGAAACTGGACGATCTTCGCCTGATCCGCTGGGCATCAAAACTCAACGACGGAAAGGAATTTCGAGCGCAATGAACGGATTTCGCTACGAAGACCTTTTGCAATTCGATGAAGCATACAACCTGAAGGACGAGGACATGAACAACAAACCGACCAAAGACCAACTGCCGTATGAGGTTCCGGTAGGCGTGGAAACCGAAATCCGCAAAGGCATCGTCGCCGCTGTCGGCGTGGTTCCGCATCCAGACCAAGACACCTACCCCGGCGTGCTGGTGATGGCGAACAACCATGACATCACCGTCGTGTGGCACAACAAGGGCTGTGCTCGCCGGTCACCGAAGCCGGAGAACGTCAAGTTCGACCGCAACGGAGCACCTTGGTGCCCAACATGTTTCGCTGAGAACCTGCATCGCGATCCGAACTGGAATTCCGAACCGTCACCGGCAGTGGAGATTCCGGAGCCGATCAACTCGCCCAAGACCGACGCGACCGCAGAACGCAAGGCCGAGCGCCTAGCGCGCGTCGAGAAAATCCGCGCCGCACGCGAGGCCGGGAAATTCCGCGAGCCGTTTCCGCAGAAGATCGTCGGCGACGATCACACGGTGACCGAACATAAGCTCAACCCGCCAGAGCGGTTCGAGGGCTGAAAACGATGAAAATCTACCGATTTCCGTTGAAAATTGAGGACTACCAAGAGATCCGAATGCCGCCGAGCTACCAGATCTTATCGGTGGCCCCGGCGCGCGAGCCCTACTTGCGTCCATCCGGGTATCTCGGAGGAAACGTCCGCGTGCAGGGAATCGACATGTGGGCCAAGGTGGACAACATCGAGATTCCCGCGCAGTACCCGCTTGGTGTCTATCTCGTCGGCACCGGAAACCCATGGCCGACAAAGGGAAAGGGCGGCGCGTACATCCCCCTCAACTTCATCGGCACGTGCGTCATGGAAAACGGACTGGTCTGGCATGTTCACGTCGGACCTACCCAAACAGACTTGTTACGAAGGGAGAGCTGACATGCCGGTTGAAAAGACCAGCACGGGATACACCGTGCAGCTGCGTCCGGACGTGCAGCAAAAGGTCGGAAAGCTCATGGCCGAAAACGGGTTCACCACGCCTGTTTGGGAACCCGAAGCCGTGACCGGCACCGACTCCGGTTGGCATTTGTACCTGAACGCGCTCATTCGCGCGGTTCGTCACGTAGAAGACAAGTGCCCCAAGCATTTTCCCAACCCGGCATACAAGATTCAGATTCGGTATCTGAATCCGTCCACGGGATGGGCGTTGCCGTGGCGCACCATCTCGCGAGATGGCGGTGCAATCACCGAGCCCGGATGGTACGCCATCACGCCAATCGGCAGCATAGACGGCAATGACCACAATTTCGCCGTCGCCCACGGGCCATACAGATACAGGAGGGCGAGCGGGATCGCCGTCGCTTGGATTCGGAACTTCTACGGCGAGAACGGAAATCGGTATCAGGCCGAATTCTGGCAAGGTCCGGCCACCGAAAAGGACATCGAGATCATCCGCAGCGCCGAACACACTGTCGGCGGGGGAATCCCCGTCCCCGGCACCGAGATTCACGAAGTCGCCATAGACCGGCGCGATGGCCGAACGTTGTGGGAACACAAATATCCGCACACGGGTCCGGTGACCGAAGGCGCAAAGCCGGTGCGATGGGAGGACCGGTGAGCACATTCCTGTATTTGCAGTGCGACTCCCACGAGCCGTCGATTCGATCCGATGGCGAAGTCGGACAACATCTTTACGATCTGTCAGATGTTCGGAGGTACATCGCCAACCGTGACCTGCTCGCTCAGATTGTCGATATGGACCTGGGTGTGAACTTCGACAGTCACTTCGCGAACAACGCAGCGTATTTTCTCCAAAAGCACAGAACCTGCAAAATTTCTATCCAAGACGAGTACGGCAAGCAGTACGACACCATTGGCGATTCTCACGAACCGATAGGGCGACAGTGAAACTTGAAGACACACACGGCGGCTATCACGGAAAATCGTTGCAGGACAAGATCCGTGACGATTTGGACGAGGCGTACAAGATGCACCGGAACGAGGAAGAGGCGTTTGGTCAAGACACCGAACGTAACGACCGGTTCGCCGAAGGCATTGCGCACGCGCTGGGCGTATTGCGCGGCACCGACGCCGATGTTGAGTGGGAGGCCGCACAAGAGCGCTACGACAACCCGGTGACACCGGAGCCAGTGGCCGACGAACCGCAGGTGTGCTGCCCGGATCACAATCGACCGATCATCAACATCACCAACTTCACCAACGTGACGAACATCGTGAATTCCGTTGATTCCGACGAGGAATGGGACGAGTTCGATGATGTCGAAGGTGACGACGATTTCGAGGACTAACACAGAAAGGAAAATCGATGGGGATTGCGATGGATGAATACGAGGCGCGCGAGCGTGAGATGGGTGAGAATCCCTGTCTGACTCGTGCAGAAATCAAACCGGACCGAAAGGTGTTCGTGGACGAGAACACCACGATCACCGTTCCGAAGACCGTTAACGGTCGAATCAATGTGATGCTCTCGTGCCGCTGCGGCGCAACGGTTATCGTGCCGTTGCGATCTGTCGAAGATCGTCGGGATGGAAATCATCTGGATTTCAAGGTTCCCGACGGTTGGTACGCGGACGGAGGTTTCCCGTACGCACGAAACCCCGACGAGGCGTACATCGTCCGCTGCCCGCAGCACCGGGCCGCGTTGCTGGGGTAGTTATCGACTCTCAGTCGAAAACCCGGGCCGACGCTCGCGCGGAGCTTAGGCCAGATCTAAGGATCTAGTCCCGGTGGACCATAGGGACCAGATCTGGTGGCCGGTCTTCTGACCTGGCCGAACATGTTGTGTAGGCAAGGGCGTAGCACCGGTCGGTGCTACGGTAATGGGTCTGCGCCGGGATGTCTCGCTCCCGGCGTAGGCTCTCGCCGTGACATACGGCAGAAAACGGGCGAAAGAGGATTCGTGGGGCAAAAAGATTTTATCCAAAAGCTGGAAGCAGTTGAGTTAGCGGCGATTTCGGTACGAACTCAGCTAGAACACTTTCGCGATCAGACCGCAGCGAGGCTCGAAGAGCTGAAAGTGCAAGAGCAGTTCAGCATCCGCGCAGGAGGGTCGGTTCCCGATCCGGTCATTCTCGAGAAAATCGCCCAAGACTTTGCTGCACTGAAACAAGGGCTAGCCCGAACTTTTGGTTTCGACGGAAGTCAAATCGATGGCAGTCAAATCGATGGCAGTGCAGCGCAGGACAACAGAATGCAAGATGACACGGACAGGGGTAACGGTGAGCGTGGCGAATGACAACGTAGCCAGCTTCGCGGCAGCACGACCTTTCGCCAAGGCGGTGTCCAAGTACCGGCGTGCCGGTTGGGGCGGAACGTTGCCACTGCCAGCGGGCAAGAAAAACCCGCCACCGACCGGATTCACGGGGCACAAAGCGCCGTATCCGTCGAAAGAGAAACTGGTCTCGTGGCTCAACGATCCAAAACACAAGCGCGCCAACATCTGCATTCGTTTGGCCGGAACGCCAGCGATCAAGACCGACGAAGGTTGCACATGCGGAAAACTTGTCGGCGGGACGCACGCGCAGAACTGCGAAGCGAAAGAAGAGAAGTACGAGATTGTCGGAATTGACGTCGATCATTACGTCAAAGGCGACAAAGATAAACGCGGTGGAGATCAGCTGGAAGCGCTGGAAGCCCGTTTGGGAAAGCTCCCGGATACCTGGATCAGTTCTGCTCGCGTTGACGGGAAAAGTGGGATTCGGTATTACCGTGTCCCTGTCGGACTCGCGTTTCGCGGTCAAGTTGATAAAGACATCGAGTGCATCTACAAAGGCTACCGATTCGCTGTAGTCTGGCCGTCGATTAACCCCGACACCGGAGGAACGCAATACTGGTGGTTCCCGCCCGGGGTCGTCCCCAACGAAGAGGGACGCAAGGCGTGGGACGGCGAAAACGGCGACGTGCCCAGAGTCGCAGACCTGCCGCTGCTGCCCTCGCCATGGCTTGATCATCTGACCCAAGGGCTGATGCGGGCCGACGACGATGCAGAAATCGACATGGACTCGTCGGTCGAAGAAATCTACCGATGGGCCGACGACACGTTCAACGCAAGTGGTGTGGTCGAACACGACGACGGCACAGCCGAAGTGGACGAAACGCAGATCTGCGCGCGCGTGAAGAAATCCATCGGACAGCACACTGACAAGATCACCAACGAGGCGACTTCCCACGACAAGATCACTAACGCGCATTGGGAGTTCTATCGGCTCGCCGCCGAGGGGCACATCGGCTGGAAAGCCGCCGTCGCACAAATCGAGAAGATTTGGACCGAAGAGGTTGTGGCGCGCGACAAGCGCGGGCGCGCAGAGCTGAGAAACGAAATTTTCCGTAGCCGTGTCAACGCGCTGCGCAAGATCAAGACCCGCGTGGACCGCAACATCGCCATCGGAGCGCGCGCAGTGCCCAGCGGTTGCACGTGCGTGCCGGTGGTCGCCGGGTCGTCGGCGGGCAGCGTGGGCGTAGCCGCGACCCTGCCACAGGGATTGCAGTGGGCGGCGAATATGGGCTTGTCGGCTCTCAACGGGTCGGCGGGACCGGGTACCGGACCCGGTTTTGGAAATGGTGGATCTGGCTCAGGTGGAGATGGGCTGGAATATGTGCAATTCGGTTCTCCCGATGCACCGGACAACTACAGGATGAATGACGATGGAAACGCACAACATTTTGTTGACCTCTTCACTAGCCCCGGTATCGGACCGGGAATTCGCTGGATTGATGGCTACGGTTGGATCGTTTGGTCTGCGGGTAGCACAGATCGATCTGTACAACCTCGGTGGATACTTTCCACAGATGGACTTATACGTCGAGCATGGCAGCGTGTCCGAGACCGACAGGAAGCGTTTGTTGTCTTTCTTGAAGCCGATGTTCAAAACCAAATTCAGCAATTCACCCAACAGAACCCAAATGTGGGCGCATCAGCATTCCCGGCTGCGCTCAAGGCTCTCCAAGCCCGACTCCGCTCGTGGAAAGAGTTTGCCAAAGCGTCCGGAAACAACCGTAACGCAATGGCGGCGCTTGACGCTGCCAAAGCCCTACCAGGGGTCACCGTCGATATCAACGATCTGGACAACGACGGAAGGCTTATCGGCGTCGCAAACGGCGTAATCGAGTTGGGCGTGGATGGAGTCCGTTTGCGCGATGCAGAAGCGCAGGACTTCATCACGCTCAACACCAAAACGCCGTACCTCGAACCGGACCAGATGAGCGGAACGCAGAAGATCGGCATGCAGAAGTGGGAGGAATATTTGGAGCGATTCCTCCCCGATGAAGATATTCGCCGAACCGCACAGGTGGCGCTGGGTCACTGCCTGATCGGCGGCAACCCGGAGAAAATCTTCATTGTGCTCAAAGGCGACAGCAACACCGGAAAGTCAACCATGGCGAACCTGTGTGCTGCCGCTCTTGGCGATTACGCCATGACGGCGAGCCTGACGATCTACCAGAACCACAAGCTGAACCCGCTACTGGCGAAAGCACTTACCCGGCGCATGGTGGTGACTACGGAGCTGAGTGAAACCGACAAGATTTCGGCTTCGATGCTCAAGCGCATTACCGGTGGTTCGGACCTGATCAGCGCAGAGCTGAAAGGGTCGAACGTGTTAGTGGAGCGGGTGCCCCAGTTCGTCCCCATCGTCGCGACCAACAGCGTGCCGTCGATTGAGGGCGCAGACAAGGCACTACGCAACCGGCTGTACGTGATCCCGTTCAACGTGGTCGTCAGCGAGCAAGAGGACGACAAAGAGGCAGCGACGGTCATGAAGGCGGTCGGGCTTCCGGCAGTGCTGCACTGGCTGGTCGAGGGCTACAAGATCTATCGGCGAGAACGTGGCCTGCCGAAAGATCCGAGAATCGTCCAAGAGTCGGATGCGTTCGCTTCTGAGTTGGACACGGTTTCGACGTTCCTAAGCCAGTGCGTGAAAAAGCATCCTACGAACTTTGGCGATCCGAAGATTCCGTGGCAGGACCATCCCGGATGGGTGATCTTGCCCGATGATCTGTACGAGGCGTACTGGAACTGGTGTAATCGAATGAAAGTGAGGGAACCGGACAGACTGTCACAACCAAAGTTTTCGCGACGTGTCGCTGCCATGGGACACAACAAAAAGCAGTTGCGAGGCCCGAAGAAACCAACGCAACACTGGTACGGAATTAAACTCGTCGGTTTGGCCGCTGGAAAGGTCACCGACATTACCGCAGGATGGGGCGGAAGATGAAGAACTGTGACAACTGTGAAACGCAGTACAACGAAGAAACCACCGAGGACTCGATGAAAATCGTGGTGGAGTACATCTGCGATTTCACCGATACGGACAGACAGGGGCTTGCGCGAATTCGGACGCAAGTCTATCTGTGCCCGGAATGTGCGAAGTCAGACATTCATCCAAACGAGCTGGCCGATCTTTCTAGAGAATCCGGCGAGGTTTTGGGATGGGTACTGTGAACACGGATTGACAATCTAGGTGTCCGTGTAAAGGGCCGACAGCGAGGCGAGAGACGACCGGCTGTCGGCCTTTTTCACGCCAGCAAACAAGGAAGAGGAACTAAGAGAGTTATGGATCTGTTACCAAACGCTCGCCGGAGGGCCAAAACGGGTGGTTCGTTTACTAAATCACTAAACACGTTTAGTGTTTGTTTAGCTTCTACCTGCATGTTTAGTTGTTTAGTGTTTTTTCAGTTGTTTCCCATAGAGCGATAGAGGGAGGGGTGTGGCAACAGTGGGTAGCAAAGGGTGTCTAGCAAAGAGTGCGTACACTCTGTTTATGGTTGTGTATATATACTTTTTATTTAATAAACAACTATAAACAGTAAACAAAAGATAGTATGACCTGCATATATGCGTGTTTATGAATGTATTTTTCGTTTAGAGATTCGGTAAACATGCTGGTCAGAGGTTTACGACGGGGAGTCGAAAACACCTGTATAGACAGGTGATGCGAGCAGTGCTCTCGTTTTCATCCCGGCTGGGCGTCGCGTGTGTGGGGACGCGCCACCTGGCGGGTTTGGCGCGT